TTACCCCACCTCGTTGATCGGCTTGAGCCAGTCGACGGCCGCCTCGTCGGGCGGCATCGCTCGCAGGCGCTCGTCGCGCCACAAGTCGTGCGCCACATCCTCCAGATCCAGAGGGTCGACGGTGTGCCACTGCTGCTGCAACCGGTGCGCGCAGGCGGCAATCCAGAGGTTCGCCGGCATGTTTTCCATGCTTGCAGTCTACCGCAATCACTGTATATTTAACCAGTAGTTAACAGGATCAGCAGTCCGATCCGCCTGGCGGATTTCGATGCACTGGTGCGCGCGAAGGCGCGCGATCTTCAACCGTCCAGGAGATTGCCATGAGCAAGATGAAGACAGCCCGCCAAGAGTGGGTCGAACAGTTCGTTTACGCAGTGCTCGAAATCGAGCCACGCGCGGCCTTCGACGACCACATCGAAGACGCATACGAGCAGTATGAAAAGCACTCAACGGAGGAGCCCGCCGAAGTCGTCAAGCGCATGTTCGTCGGCAAGCGCACCCAGTACATCCTGGGCGTCAACACGCCAGCGTGGATGGTGCCGGGCGCCGAGGTGCCCCCGGGATGGAGACACGAAGATGGCGCCTGGCGCAACGATTGAAGACGAGCTCGTCGCTATGGCTCGTCAGACAGGTGAGCTCGGCGCCGACGAGCCGATGCGCCCTACCCTGCGCGACTTCGCAGACCACGTGGCCGGCCGCTGTGCGCGCATCGGCGACCTGTACGGAGACTGGGACCACAACGCCGGCGACCACATCCGTGCGGTGATGCATCAGGTGCCAGATCTGGCCCGCGGCGACGCGCCCGGCGGAGATAGCGTATGCGAGTGAAGATGCGCCGCCGCTACCGAGGCGGCACCAGGCTAAGCAAGCGCGAGTTTGTGGATCAGGAATGGGTCTGCGGGATGCTGTTGCTTCGAACCTTGGAAGGCCGGTTGCAGCTGGGACTTTGGGAGTCCGTTCCGGGCTACGCGAACGGGGAGCGCGGCATCCTGTGGCGCCCCGAGATCGTCGCGTGCTTCAACGACACGATCAGCTTTGCCGGCGCCGAGCATGTGGCCGGCCGTTGGTGCTACCAGGTCTGGTACTGCGAATGCAACAACCTCCCCATTGAACTGTCACTGAGCCTTCTTGAGAAGGCTGCTGGAGTCGATCATGAACCAAGCAGAATTTCACTTCCCGATGCCGGCCCAGGCGCTCGCCCCCCAGCAACTGACGGCCCCGCGGTTGCCGGCCGATGATGAGCCGCTCGACTTCTCGGACGCGGCAGCCGCTGGCCAGTGCGCTTACACCGTGCGGTTCTTGGACTACCCACATCCGACGGCCGACATCGTGAAAGTGGCCGAGCAACGCTTCCGCCGCGAGCTTGAGCGGCATCTAGGCGACGACGTACTTCGGGCGCAGCGTGCCTACGTGTCCGTGTCGGAAGCCAGCGAAGCCGACCTCACGAAGGAAGAAGTCATCCTGGCCACGCGATGGGTCAAGGCCTATGACGCGGCCAGGACCGCAGGCTACCGCGATCTCGGCGACACCGATGAGGCGTACTTCGACGTGCGAGCGATATGAGCCACGACAATCGATCGATGAGCCAAGCTGACGTCTTCCACACCGAAACCACCACCCTCTACACGCCAGCCTGGTACAGCGACAAGGTCCGCGAAGAACTCGAGCTGCCGCTGGCGCCGGGCGACTACAAGGTCACCCCCGGCCACGGTGCCGAGCGCTGGACGGTCACTTCGCTGAAGGACGGCACCACGGTCTACAGCGGCATCGGGCCGGTCGAAATCCGGCGCACGTCCGCAGCCAAGTGATCCGCCGGACACCCCGCCGGTGGCCGCCTTCGGGCGGCTTTTTCATGGGCGCGCAGGCACGGCTGCCAGCATCTGACCTTTGTTGACATTCGGGCGCGCAGTTCTTCACACACGCAGCCCGGGCCCCGGCTGGAGAATCGATCAGCGGCCCTCGCCGCATCCTCAGGTCAAGTCGATGACCTTTTGACCCGCTTCGGCGGGTCTCTTTTTGGCCGATCAGGCGATGACTCTCGTCCACAAACAGACGACCGCGAAGCTGGTCGCGCGCACACAGATCGCCGAAGGCCCATAGTGTGTGATGGTGGCCGCCAATGGCTCCGAGGTCTCGTTGCAATGAGTCTGGGCTACTTGCGCTTTGTGCTTCTATACATCTCAATGAGGGTGTTCGCAAAATCATCTGCGATCGAGTAGATCTTCGATTCCGGCATTTGCACGCACGTTTTGTCCAGAACCTTGCTAATTACCCGATGGTCGGGAACATCCAAAACCATGTTCTCTTCGAAACCGTTGGAGTTCCTGCTCGACAGGTAGCCCTGTACCCAGGCGAGTAACAACCCCTCAGTGAGAGCCTCCTTGTCTGGCTGTGGCGTCTTCCGAGCGTTGAGCCAAACATCGCAAGTCACTACGCCGATACCGCCCATAGCCTTTTCCGCCCGAGCTGGGCCCGTCACAGACAGCATGGCCACCAGAAGAACGTACAAAGTGAATTTCATGCGCTCATTGTCTATCGCAAGCTCCGTCAGACGGCGGCCATGCTCAGATCAATGCACCTCGACACTTGGCAGCAGGTGCATACCGATTCGCTCCGTGAGCTCCGGGTAGCTGATCGGCCGGCCAGCCCGAGCCTCTGCTGAGTTCGGCTGCCAGTGTGCCCAGGCCTTCCCTGTGCTCTCGTCATAGACCAGCTTGAACAGGTGCGTCGGCACGCGCACGCGGTTGGCCCCGACCGTCAGACTTTCAGGGCCGAACACAGGCCCGGTGATCACGAACACATTGCCCTTGGCGCGCAGCGCGTACTTGCGCGTGTCCTGCTCGATCTTGGACCAGGCGCCCGAGTTCTGCGCCGGGTTCTGCGGCACCATATTCGCCAGCGAAAAGCTCTGGGCCATCGCCGTTGCGTTCGGCATGTCGCCGGCCGGGGCCATGTGTCCACGGGCGTAGCCTGAGCCCTTGTAGTCGCTCAGCTCGGCGCGTTCGCCGCGCGGAAGCCTGGCATCCGCAAAGAACTTGTTCGTGCGTTTCTCGTTGGCATCTTCGACGCTCGCGCGCGTCAGCCTCTCGGCCACGAAAACCGGCGTCTTGGTCGTGCCGCTGTGCAGGACCGCGAAGGCGTCGTAGCAAAGCTCGCGCTGTAGGGGCGCCTGCCGCACCACAGGGGGAACACCACCAGCGAAGAACTCGCGGCAGCCCGTGAACTGGGTGGCAATCGTCGGCCCTGCGTGCCCCACAGAAGGAGCTGGCGTCGACGAGGGAGTCGGAAGGAGTCCGCAGCTCGTGGCTTGGATCGAAATGGCACCGGCGGTGATGAGCCAGACCGCCGTGCGGCGCAGGGTGACAACGATTCCGCGGGGTGATGAACTGCTGCGCTTGCGTGGTTTCTTCTTGGGCATCGGGGGCGGGATGTTAACCGGCCCGAAGTGCTGGCCCGCGGCCTGACGTCGAACGCCCCTCGCTCGGACACGATCCCGCGTCAGCGCACTTCGGCGAGCTTTGTTTTGCCTGAAGAGCTGGCATCGACAGGCCCGGCCGCCGCCCTGCTCAAGCACTCGCATCCAAAATTCCGGGGAGGGGTCAGGAAAAGCCTAACTTTCCTAATCAAGGCCCTCCAAACCGCCGCAAAGCCTTTATCCATGCGGGTTTCAGCATCACAGAGAAACCTAACTTTTTCCTAACCTAGACCTAACCAGATTAGGCCGCCCGCGTCTGACAGTCCGAAAAACAAAAACCCATACAGATCAACAACTTACGAAAAAATCAGGGTTGAGGTTAGGTCGGATTAGAAAGTGCCCTAATCGGCGCAGCGCTAGGCGCCATGCGGGTTTGCGGACGGTTTGACATCGCCGATTAGGAAATTAGGCTTTCCCCGAACCCAAACTGGAATCGATCCCCCGGGCATTTCGCCCATTGGTCGGCACCAGCCGGCCCCGTTTCCCCCTCCAAACCCGTCATTTCGCGTCGCCGCCGGGGCCCTCTCAGGCGGGGCGCCGCGCGGCGCAGCGCGGGCCCGCAAGGGGGTTCGACCGCCCCGACAAAAGAGGTCCATTTAGCGGGCAGGCGTGGCGGGGTCAAGACCGCGCGCCAGAACCGAACATGGGTCCGCATCAAGGCAGGGGCGCCTCTGTAGATGCCCGAGAAGAGGCCTCAAAGCACCACGAAGGCTGGGATCTAGAAAAAGAAGGGTTCAACCCTAGCGAAGGAAGCTCGGGCCTTGTACGAACGCAGTGCAATACACTGAGGCAATGTCTCGAATCCTGCTGCAACAGCACGGCGTACTGCGTCACCTCTGCTCGATCAACGTGGGACACGATGGGTCAATCAAGCTCGACCTTGTCCGAAGGGGCGAAGGCACTGCGGGATGGAATTGGGCCGTTGGTGGAAACGTGGCAAGCACTGTCGAACCGCGCGAAGCGGGCGAACGTAAAACCAAATCAATCACCATCCATACGAGTGGCAGGATCAACTACAAATTTGACGGTCACACCAACTTCGCTCCGTGCCTAATGGACCTTGAGGGCCCCGTCACTGTCATTGGTTACTCTATCCCCGCAGTCGGGCGGCTTGATGAGCAGACAGCGCCAGCACCCGAAGACTACATACACGTAGTCCCGGACAGCCTCATCGGGCGGGTGTCTTTCCGCTTCGATGTCCTGCCCGCAGTGAATAATCTGCAAGACAACGAGATTTGCCGATTCGGCGTCGAAGGGCTGTATGCGCTCTCATGCGTGGCAGTGCAGGGTGACGGTGGTGTACCTGCCGCTGAAGGCGTGCCGGAGGAGGTTTTCACCACGGTTCACCCCACCGCGTTGTTAGCTGCGCAGGATATTGCGGAGGAAGTGGTGTTCCTTCGGTTCAAGCGTGCGATGTACGCCCGCGATGTCAACGATGCAGCTGCGGCGGCGGCGTGCGCCGGCGCTAAGGTAGACCCCGCTGAAGTGGAAGCAACGATAGCTGCGGGGCCAGGTCTCTACCCGCCCAACGGCGAAGGTGTCTGGACACTCATCACAGCGGTTCCCATGCGCATCGCTCCCGAATTACAGGTGGACTTCGCTGATGCGCGCTATGAAGCACGCGTAGTGGATTTGAGGCCTGGAGACACACGGCTGTCCACAGTGCGGGTGCGCTTTAAGGTTTTCGACAAACAGTTAGATGCGTACGAAAAGAAGCCCGTCGCGATTGTTCGCACCATATTGAACGCCGAACTCTGAAACCGGGCCGCGCCGTTCAGGACAAGAGCGCGGCCTCAGTGAAGTCTGGCGTTAAAAGTTGCTAATCACCAACTCCCGGGAGGGCAAGCGGCTCATTGCCGAGCCCACAGAGTAGGTGATAGACAGTGGGCGCAGCTTCAAGCCGGCGAAGGCTTGGCGCATCTCGGGGATGTCGTTGACGCTGACGACAGCCTTCCCCTTCATCGACCTCAGCAGTTCGGCCATGGTGGCGTACTCGTCGAGGTCGAACGGCACGTCATAGCCTTCGGTGCCCCAGTAGGGGGGGTCGAGATAGAACAGGGTGTGGCTGCGGTCATAGCGCCGCATGCATGCGGCCCAGTCGAGCCGCTCGATGGTGACCTGGTGAAGTCGCAGGTGCACGGCGCTCAGATCCTCCTCCATGCGCAGCAGATTCATGCGGCCCGGTGAGGAAGTCGCGGTGCCGAACGTACGGCCCTCGACCTTGCCGCCAAACGAGTGCTTCTGCAGATAGAAGAACCGCGCCGCGCGCTGGATGTCGGTAAGCGTGGCCGGCGGCGTCTCGTTGAGCCAGCCGAAGATCTCGCGGCTCGTGAGCGCCCACCGGAACTGCCGCACGAACTCGTCGAGGTGGTGCTGCACCACGCGGTACAGGTTCACGAGATCGCTGTTGACGTCGTTCAGCACCTCGACCTTCGCCGGTTCCTTCAGGAAGAACAGGGCCGCCGCGCCGGCGAAGGGCTCGACATAGCAGGAGTGCTCGGGAAAAAGGGGGAGGATGTGCTTCGCGAGGCGGCGCTTGCCACCGATCCACGGCACGAGAGGTTTTGCTGAAATTTCCATTGTGCAAGCCTTTGATACTAAAAATTACTGATAGGCTTGGCCCACTCTGTACAGGGTGGCGGGCCTCGCCGGCTTGCAGGCTCGTTCTGCATGTTGGGGCCTCGACAGGTGCTCCAACACCTGTAGGGGTCGCCCGTCTTTTTCGTGATTCAGGCCGCGGCCGTCGCCTCGCCCTTCGGCACCTCGTAGTCGGTGAATCGCACGACTTCCTCGCCGATCCACTCGTTGATCTCTTTGAACCGGTCCTGCAGCGGCTTGATCTCGTTGCGCGCGAAGACCTGAGCCGCCGGCAGCACGGCGCCGAAGCCGCCCGTGTTGCTCGGCACGATGCCCAGCAGCTGAGGCGGGATGCGGTGGGCCGCCAGTACGTCGTCGCGGCTCACGTTCTTGATGTTGAAGAACTCGTCTTTCGCGGCGACCTCGCTGACCGGGATCAGCTGCACGCCATCCTTCTTCCCGTTGGGCGAATAGAGGAACAGGTTGCGGAAGTTGCCCGGTCCCTTGCTGCTCTTGAGTGCCTCGCGCATCGCGTCGATGTCTTCCTGCTGCTGGGCGGGGTCGCTGACGTAGAGGATGAAGCCCGCGTGGCTGCCGTTGTTGTAGTAGCGCCGGCGGAACAGCGTCGCGCTCTCGTTGAGCCAGGCCGACTGCAGCGCGGCCAGGTACTCCGGCAGGCCGTACACCTCCTGGTTGATGTCCGCCTCGCGCATGTGGAACACGCTGCCGAGGCCGAACTCGTGCTCCTCCTTCCAACCGCGCACGAAGAAATAGCTGTCGAGGTCGACGCCGCGGCGCATGTACTTCGCCAGCGCGTGCTGCAGCTTGACCGGGCTGCGCGTCAGCGAGTCGCGCCGCTCGAGGTAGGCGTTTCCGAAGATAAGGAAGTCCAGCGCCCAAGCGCTGAAGGTCGCGCGGTCGAGCAGCTTGTGCGGCACGAAGGTGCTCAGCAGGATGTTGCGCTTGAAGTAGATCGAGCTGCTGTGGTGTGTTGCCGCGTGGAACGACCGTGCGAGGCCATGCATGCTGATCGGCGGCTCGTACCAGCGCCCGTTCATCCAGCACTCGATGTAGTCGAGCACCTCGCGGCCGTCCATTACCGGCGTCGGGTCGCCGAAGGTGAACGCCTCCATGCGAGCCGCGTTATCGGCAAGCGCTTGTGTATCCATCAGGAAATCTCCATGAAGCCGCTGTTCGCGGCAGTAAGGCCTTCGAGCGGCTCGTTGTCCAAGGCATGCATGCAGGCCCACGCGAGGTCCGCGTGGCCGGTCTCCTCGTTGCGGCCCGCGTCGTAGGTCACATTCCGGCCGCTCGCTGTCAGGGTGCGGCGGATCGCCAGGAAGGCCTGCGCGAGATCCACCCAGCCGGCGTCGAATTCGAGCCGTCCCTTGCTGATCACGTTCTTGGCCTTCAGCACCAGGCGCGTCTTCACCTCGACCGAATAGTTGATCGCCTTGGCCGCCGGGAAGAACTTCGCCACGAGCTGGTACACACCCTGGCCGAGGCCCGTGGTGTCGATGCCGATGAAAGTGACGTTGTAGCGAAGCGTGATCTGCCGGATGGCTTCGGCCTGCGCCTCGAAGTCGAGTCCGCGCCACTGGTGGCGCTCCAGCACCCTGAACTTGCCGCCCGGCTTGTCAGACGGCGCCAGCACCACGCAGCCGGCCGTGTCGCCGGTGTGCGAGGGGTCGTAGCCCACCCACACCGGGCGATGCCCGTAGGGCCGCAGGGTGAACGGCTTGTAGAAGTTGGCCCACTCCACCCACGAGTCGACCATGCAGCCCTGCAGCTCCGACATGGGGAACACCGACAGCGTGTCGTCGATGAACTCGCACATCAGCAGGTTGGCGAACTCCTCCGAGTTGTACTCGAGGCGCAGCTCGTCGATGTCGAAGAGATCGCAGCCCCCCGCCTGCGCGTCGAGGATCGTGACGATGTTTCGCCACACCCTGTCCTCGCCCGTGAAGCCGCCGGCGAGCCGCGCGTGTGACAGGTCCAGCGCGATGCGCAGTTCCTTGGCCCGACGCTTGTTGAAGCGGTCCCCGCTCCAGTAGGCATAGGCGGGATGCTGGATCGAGCTGGGCGTGCTGAAGTAGGTCTTGCGCCACTGCTTGTGCATCGCCATCCCGCTGGCGACCTTGTTCAGTTCCTCGAAGCGGTTCGTCCAGAAGAACTCGTCGAAGTAGAAGTTGCCGTGGTAGCCCTGCGCGGTGCGCGCGTTGGTGCCAAGGAAGTAGATGTGCGCGCCGTTGGGCAGGATGATCGGATCGCCCGTGAGGTCGACGCCGCAGGCCTCCCGCGCGAACTGCACGATGTACTGCTTGAAGATGTGCGCCTGCGCCTTGCTAGCCGACAGGAAGATCTGGTTGCGCCCGGTCTCGATGGCGTCCAGCAGCGCCTCCCGGGCGAAGTACCAGGTCGCGCCCACCTGCCGGCTCTTGAGCACCATGCGCGTGCGCTCGTGGCTGTTGCGGTGCCAGATCTTCTGGTGACCGAACAGCGAGTCGTGGAACGCCTCGCGTAGCTGGCCGGCCTGGTCCTCGCTGAAATCGTTGCGCGTAGGGCGCTTCTTCGGACCTGAATTGCGCCGCTCGATGTTCGGGTTGAGGTCGGCTTCCTTGCCCGTCTTCTCGTAGCGGTTCACGCGCGCGATGCGCTCGATCTGCCGGCCCAGTAGGTCGATCTCTTTGAAGTCGCCTCCGGTCTTCGCTTCTTTGCCGATGAGCTGCACGAGCCGCGCCTCGAGCGCGCCTTCGACCCGTTCGATGGGTTGCGCCTTGTCCCATTGCTCGGCATCCTTCCAGCCGTGCACAGTCGTGCGCGCAATTCCAAGGTGCTCCGCAATCGAGGAAATGCGCCAGCCCTGCCAGTAGAGATGCCGAGCCGCCCGGCGCGGCTCTACCTCAGGCGCCTCTCGCGCTTCAACGACATCGTTGCATTCATCCATGCGGTGAGGCTATGAGCCCTCCCCGCTGTTCTCCATGCTCTGCAGGCCTCTTTCGGTTGTAGACGGCGCATACACAACCGAATTGCGTTGAGCCTCGCGCGTGCTCGGCCGACCATCAGCGCCATCACTCGTTCAACCTACCTGCACACCAACACCATGGCCCAGAAATCCAAGTTCTTCCGCGTCGCCGTCGAAGGCGCCACCACCGACGGCCGTCGCATCGAACGCTCGTGGATCGAGCAGATGGGCCGCAACTTCAACCCGCAGAAGTACGGCGCGCGCATCTGGATGGAACACATCCGGGGCATCTATGCCGACAGCGCGTTCAAGGCCTACGGCGATGTCACGGCCACCAAGGCCGAAGAGATCGAGATCGACGGCCAGAAGAAGCTGGCGCTGTTCGCGCAGATCGAGCCGCTGCCATCGCTGGTCGCGATGACCACCAAGGACAAGCAGAAGATCTACACCTCCATCGAGGTGAACCCGAAGTTCGCCGACACGGGCGAGGCCTACCTCGTGGGTCTTGCCGTGACCGACAGCCCCGCCAGTCTGGGCACCGAGGTGCTCAGCTTTGCGGCCAAGAACCCCGAGGCCAATCCGTTCAAGAGCCGCAAGTCTTCGCCCGACACGTTGTTCTCCGAAGCGGTCGAGATCACCCTCGAATTCGAGGACGACGAAGAAGACGACAAGGGCCTGCTGTCCAAGGTCAAGGGCTGGCGCGAATCATTCTCCAAGAAGTTCGCGAGCCAATCGAAGCGGCATGACGCCACCACCGGCGAGCTGATGGGCGCCATCGAAGAGATCGGCGAAAGCCTGCAAACCGTCGTCGAGCGGCACAGCACCGACGCCAAGGCACTCGGCGACCTGCAGAAGCGGTTCAACACCCTCGACAGCGAGCACAAGGCGCTGAAAGCCAAGTTCGAAACCATCGACACGACCGACGCCGGCAAGCACTCGCAGCGCCCGCCGGCCACCGGCGGCGACACGGCCATTCAAAAGACCGACTGCTGATCCGCCCTCCTCCCAACACGCACCCGCACATTCGAATCACCCGGAGCAATTCATGCAAACAGCAACCCGCCTTGTCTTCAACCAATGGCTGAGCCGCCTCAGCGAACTCAATGCCGTGCCCAGTGCGCGCGAGCAGTTCGCGGTCGAGCCGAGCGTGCAGCAAACATTGGAGACCAAGATTCAGGAGTCCAGCGACTTCCTGAAGGCAATCAACATCATCGGCGTGCAGGAACTCAAGGGCGAGAAGCTCGGCCTCGGCGTGAGCGGCCCTATCGCCAGCCGCACCAACACCGACGTCAAGGACCGAGACCCGCGCTCGGTCGAAACGCTCGACGACAACGGCTACGAGTGCAAGAAGACCAACTACGACACGTTCATCAAGTACGCCACGCTCGATGCCTGGGCGAAGTTCAAGGACTTCCAGACGCGTGTGCGCGACCAGATCCTCAAGCGCGCGGCGCTGGACCGCATCATGATCGGCTTCAACGGCGAGAGCGCCGCCGCCACCACTGACCTCGCGGCGAACCCGCTGCTGCAAGACGTCAACATCGGCTGGCTCAAGCACATAAAGACCGATGCGCCCACGCGCGTGATGGATCACGGCGCTACGGCAGGCAAGGTGAAGGTCGGCGCGGGCGGCGACTACAAGAACCTCGACGCGCTGGTGTACGACGCCTACCAGACGCTGCTCGACCCGTGGTATCGCCAGGACGGCGGCCTGGTCGCCGTCGTTGGCCGCGACCTGATGCATGACAAGCTGTTCCCGTTGGTGAGCGACCAGAACGCCCCGACCGAGATCCTCGCTGCCGACATCGTGCGCAGCCAGCGCCGCCTTGGCGGCCTGCCCGGCGTGACGGTGCCCTACTTTCCGCTCAACAAGGTGCTGATCACCCGCTTGGACAACCTGTCGATCTACTGGCAGGAATCGGCACGCCGCCGCACCATCGTCGACAACGCAAAGCGCGATCGCATCGAGAACTTCGAGTCCAGCAACGATGCGTTCGTGGTCGAGGATTACGGCATGTGCGCGATGGTCGAGAACATCGAAATCCTCGGCTGATCGCCATGCGCCAGACCCCCGCCCAGCGCCACCTGCACGCCAAGCTCGCCCTGATCGCGGTCGCCGCGGCGCCGGCGGGCGGTGAGCCGCAGGGCAGCGCCTACGAACTCGGCCTCGTGCAACTGGCCGAGCACCGTCGGCGCCTGAAGGACATCCAGTCCATCGAGCGGAAGATCGAAGCCAAGCGCCAATTCCTGCCCGAGTACGACGCATGGATCGACAGCACGCTGCAGGCCGGCACCGGCGGCCAGGACGTGATCTTCACCACGGTGCTGGTGTGGCACATCGACGCAGGCAACTACGCCCGCGCGCTGCAGATGGCGCCCTATGCCATCGAGCACGACCTGCAGATGCCCGACCAGTACGACCGCAGCCTGGGGACGGTGCTGATCGACGAATTCGGCGCCGCCGCGCTCGGCGGGAAGATGACCGTCGAGGAAGCCCGCCAGATGCTGCCGCAGGTGATGGCCTGCACCGAGCAGCTCGACGCCCCCGACCAGGCACGCGCCAAGCTGCACAAGGCCTACGGCTTCGCGTTGATCGGCAAGAAGGGCTCGGCCGACGTGGACTACGAGGCCCTGCCGCTGCCGGCCGTGGCCGCAGGCCTGAACAACCTGCAGCGCGCCCTCTCGCTCTTCGAGCAGGTGGGCGTGAAGAAAGAGATCGAGCGTCTGGACCGCCGGCTCAAGAACGCCGCGCCCCCGGCGCCCTAACGATTCCGGACCCCGGAACCCCGGCGGCTCGGGCTGATTCCTGAAGGCCTCGAAACCCCACGGATGACGCCCGACCACCGCCGACCTATTCACCACTTCGCCATGAACTTCCTCGGCAATCCGCCCACCCCGACCGCCGCAGACGAGGCCACGCTGGCGAACGACGGCTGGTTTCCCGACATCGACCTGTCGATGCTGCGCGCCACGGCGCGACTCGACGGCACGGTGACACCCGACAGGCTGCGCCACAGCGCCGTGCAGGGCGTTCTCAGCGTCAACCGGGAGCTGGGCCGCTACAAGGACGCACAGCGCGCGCAAGGCCGCGAGAAGCTCGACGACGTGCCCGCGCCGCAGGTCGACGGCAAGAGCGCGCAGGTCGTCCTCTACCTGCGCGCCGTCTACTGCAGCGTGCAGGCCGACCTGGTCGAACGCTACCGCGACTACGACACGACGGGCGCCGGCGACAAGGCGGCCGACAAGCTCGAGCTGCGTGCCGATGACCTGAGGCGCGACGTGCGCTGGGCCATCTCGGACTTCCTGGGCATCCGCCGCACCACCGTCGAGCTGATCTGATGCAAGTCCGCACCCAGCAGAACGACACCGTCGACCTCCTTTGCTGGCGCTACCTGCAACGCACGCAGGGCGCCGTCGAGGCCACATACCTGCTCAACCCCGGCCTCGCCGCGCGCGGGCCGATCCTCCCGGCCGGCCTGAAGGTGGAGCTGCCCGAACCCACGACAACAAGCACACGGCGCACCGTGCAGCTCTGGGACTGACACCATGCAAGACTGGCTCAAGAAGCTCTTCACCGAACCCCAGACGCTGGGGATCATCGTTTCCAGCGCTTTGGTCGGCCTCTTCGCCGGCCTCGCGCAAGGTGTCGTCGAGAAGCGGCATGGCGGCTGGGGCGGGTTCCTGCGCGCACTCCTGACCGGCGTATCAGTCGCCGTGATCGTCGGGCTCGGCATCGAGGGTTTCGTGGTTTCCGAGACGCTGCGCCTAGCCATCGTGGGCGCCTGCGCCGTGGTCAGCGAGGACATCTGGATGGGGCTGCGCTCGGTGGGCGGCGCGATGCGCAGCGACCCGCTCGGTTTTGCCGTGCGCGTGCTCGACGCGGTGCGCGGGCGGGATCACACGGCGCGCAACCCTCCGAACCCGGACCTCGCGCCGCAGCCCGACGAAAGGAGCAAACCATGATGTGGGTTCTCGCGGTGCTGCTCGGCCTGGCCGCGCTGCTGCAGTTGGCCGTGCACTCGGCCCCCGACATTCACGACGCACCACTGCGCGGCAAGGCCCGCAGGGTCAAGATCGCCGCGCTGTCGCTGCTGTGCGGCTACTTCGGCTGGGCAGCGTTCCTCGGCCATCGGGAGCACCCGTGGCTGCTGCTCGCGCTGATCCTCGCAGGCCTGGCCGAATTGGGCTTCGCCATCAACCGCTTGTTTCCCTCCCAGAACAACCGGCTGCTCGGCCGGCGTGAGGCACGCCATGAATGAACAGTTCCACATGAGCCCGGACGGCCACGCCGTCGCGCACTACTTCGAGCAGTGCAGGCTGCGGGCCTACCCAGACCCGGGCTCGCCCCTTTTCAAGGCGCTGCGCACCGCTGGCGTCGATCCGTATCAGCTGCGTGAGGTGCCGCAGGCCCAAGCGGGCCTCAGCGGCAAGCCATGGACCATCGGTTGGGGCGATGCATCGCCTGATGTGGTGCCAGGCATGGTCATCAGCCAGGCCGACGCGGATCGGCGCTACGCGCGGCGCATGGCCGGCGAGTTCGAGCCCGCCGTGCGCCGGGCGTGCCAGATCAACCTCACCCAGCGCCAGTTCGACGCACTCGTCTCGATCTTCTACAACGCCGGGGTCGACGCGCTCTCGAAGTCCACCCTAGTGCGCCTGCTCAACGCCGGCGACGTGGCCGGCGCGGCGGCGCAGTTCCCTCGGTGGAACATGTCCGGCGGCGCGGTGCTCAAGGGCCTGCAGCGCCGGCGCGAGGCTGAGCGCCTGCTGTTCCTTGGCATGGACCCTCAGGCCGCCATCGTGGCGGGCGTCGCGAAGTTCCCATGACCTGGCTGAAGTCACTCCCCTACCTGATCGCTGCAGCCCTTCTGGCCGCGTGGACGGGCCTTGCCTGCCACTTCAGTGCTGAGGCTGCCGGCAACACCGTGCGCCTTGAATGGCAAGCCGAGCGCGTCGCGAACGCGCGCGCCGCCGTCGACGCGTTCACGCGCACCCTCGCTGCGCAGTGGCAGATGACCGACACCCTCGCCGCCCGTGACGCGGCACATGCAAAGGAGATCCAACGTGTCCAAGGCGAGAGAGCTCTGCTTGAGCGTCAGCTGTCTACTGGTGCTGTGCGGGTGTCAGTCCCCGCCCGCATCGCCACTTGTCCTGCAGCCAGCCCTGCAGGTGCCTCCGCTGCCGGCCAGCCTGAAGAAGCGAGAGCCGAACTTGACCCAGCGTTTGCGTCAGCTCTGGCAGGAATCACCGCAGACGGAGACGCCGGCATCGTCGATCTCAATGCCTGCATCGACCGCTACAACGAAGTCCGGGCAAGGATCAATGCCCTGACCTTGCCCGGAGGCGCCAGTGCTCAAACCCCATAGCCTGCGCGCACACTTGGCCGCGGCAACGCCCGAGCTGCGCGAGAACCCGGACAAGCTGACGATCTTCATCGCCAACGGCCGCATCGTGGCCGGCGCCGCTGCATCGCTCTCGTTCGTCTACCGCTACACGCTCAAGCTGGTGGTGCTCGACTACAGCAGCCATGCCGACGCCATCTTCGTGCCGCTGCTCGCTTGGTTGCGCACCCAGCAGGTCGAGATCTTCGAGAACACGGATCTGCGCGAGAAGAGCATCCGCTTCGAGGCCGAATACCTGAACAAGGAAACGATGGATCTCTCCATCGAGATCGACCTGACCGAGCGCGTGATCGTCAAGCCGGGCCCCGACCCCACCTCGAAGGAAACCGTCCGACGCTATGACGTGACGCATGCGCCCGAGCCAGCCCACCTCGGTGTCGTCCACCAGGCCGAGCACATCACGGTCTACTTCGAAGGACAGCAGCTCGCGTCGTGGGAATTCCCGACGACCGAGTTCTGACATGGCCGACGATCTGCGCGCGCTGGAAGACTGGGCGGCACCGCTGCTGTCGTCGCTCACCCCGCAGAAGCGCCGCGCGCTGGCCCGCAAGATCGGCCAGGCGCTGCGCCGCGAGCAGGCTGCGCGCATTGCCTCGCAGCGCAGCCCGGATGGCAGCGCCTACCAGCCGCGCAAGACGACGAATGCGCGCTTGCAGAAAGGCAGCATCCGACGCTCCATGTTCGAGAAGCTGCGCGCAGCCCGGCACCTGCGCGTCGAGGCAGAAGACGACGGCGTGGCCGTGGGCTTCTTCGGTCGCACGGCACGCATTGCCCGCGTCCACCACTACGGCCTGCGCGACCTGGTGCAGGCCGGCGGGCCGAGCTACCAGTATCCCGCTCGAAGCCTACTTGGCATAACCGACTCTGACCGCGAGGTCATCCGAGAATTGATCCTGACCGCGCTTGGAAATCCAGCTAGCACTTAGGCAAAAAAAGCATCTTCCATTTCTGCGCGCTAGTTGAGAACGATGCCTCCGGGCTTCTCAAGCGCCAGCATTTCAGCGCGCGCGCGTTTGAAATAGTCGGTGTTGTCAGCCAAGGTGAAATCGACGTGCTTAGCGAGACGGCCCTTGATCTTGTAGGTAAGGCGGAAATGTCCAAAATCCCCCAAAAAATCGCTTTCCGAAATCGGCTCCATGGCACCAATGGCGAGGACCCACATCCAACCCTGAAAGCTCTTGATCTGCGAGAGAGCTACCGGCTCAGACGGACCGACGACGCCGAAGCCGGTAGCTCGGAATTTGAGATCGATACGTTGACCCGTCTGGACGCTAGTGATGAAGGCCTCTTCAAGACATCCAGGTCGCCAATTGAATCGGAAGCGGGCCTGAAAGCCGTGCACGGTCGCTGGATCCTTCGCACTGATGCTGTAAGCAATGTACCGATCAAAGTCCCAAGAGGTTCGCTTGAGTGGATGTTTGAAAAGTGCATCCCAATACAAAGGAACGATCTTGGGCTCGACCGGCCTTGTTAAAACAAACCGCCAGAGCACCCACAGCGCAACGCAAAATCCCACAACAGCGACAGTCACCCGAATCGCAATCGGTACGGCGGAGAGCTGTGCGAGTAGGTAGCTAAACAGGCCGAGCGAGATCACCCACGCCAAGATCTGCTTCAGCACAAACGAGCTGACCACCTTAAAAATCCACCCTGCGGCTTTTCCCATTCGCGCCATATTTTTCTCCCACAAGTTGTGTGCCAACGATTTTAGGAGGGCAGAAAAGACGCGAAATATTTGCTGTTCCAAGCCTACGACAGTTCCATCTCCCTTCTAGTCTTTCGGTTGTAGATCGCCCCAATACAACCGATATGGAGTGCGTCGCGCGCGCGTGGTTGGCACCATCGACGGCATGTCTGAACCGGCCCCGCCCCTCGTCGAATTGCAGCGCCTCATCGAGAACCTCGTACGCGCCGGCACCATCGTGCAGGTCGATCATGGGAGCTACCGATGCCGGGTTCAGTCCGGTGGTCTGACAACCAACTGGCTGGCCTGGCTTGCCCGCCGCGCTGGTGACGTGCGGCACTGGTCGCCCCCTTTCGTTGGCGAGCAGTGCCTCGTGCTCTCGCCCGGCGGTGACATGGCGGCGGGCTTCGTGCTCGTGGGCATCTTCAGCGACGGCATGCCCACTAACGGCGACAGCGCCGACGTGGAGCGTACGACCTACCCGGACGGCGCGGTCATCGAGTACGACCACTCCACGAGCGCACTGAAGGCCACGCTGCCCGATGGCGGTACTGCCGACATCACTGTGCCCGACTCCATCACCGTGCGCTGCAAGACGGCCGATGTGACTGCCAGCGAAAGCGCCAAGGTGCATTCGCAGGAGATCACCCTCGACGCGCCGAAAAACATCGTGACCGGCGAGCTGCTCGTGCAAGGCCTGCTCACCTACACCGCCGGCATGGCCGGTTCGGGCATGGGCCCCGGCGGCAAGACGGCTCAGATCGATGGCGACATGGAGTTCGTCAACGGTCATGGCATCACCACGGACGGCGGTGACATCGTGGCGGGCGACATCAGCGTCCAAGGCCACGGACATATCGAGCAGGACGCGGGCGGGCGCACGGCAGGCGGCTCGGTGCCATGAGCGGCATGGATCGCGTCACCGGCAAGGCACTCGACGGCATCGAGCACCTGCGCCAGAGCATTGCCGACATCCTCGGCACGCCGCAGGGCACCCGCGTCATGCGCCGGATCTACGGCAGCCTCTGGCCCGAACTGATCGACCAGCCTGACAACGGCGCCACGCGCGTGCGCCTGTTCGCAGCGACCGCTGGCGCGCTTATGAAGTGGGAGCCACGCCTGCGCCTGTCGCGGGTGCAGATCTTCTCCACCGCGACACCCGGCCAGGTGGTGCTGGACCTGCAGGGCATCTACAGCCCGCCGGGCCAGCGCCGCAGCGTCCTCTCGATGCGGGTCCCGGTGCAAGTGGGGGCCGCGGCATGAGCATGGACATGTCTCTGCTGCCGGCGCCGGCCGTGATCGAGATCCTCGACTTCGAAGTGATCCTCGCGCGGCGCCTCGCTTCCTTTCAGGAGCGGTATCCCGACTACACCCTGGTGCTCGAATCCGACCCGGCCTACAAGCTGCTCGAGGAGATGTCGTATCTGGAAATGGAGATGCGCCAGCGCATCAACGACGCGGCCAAGGCCTGCATGCTGGCCTACGCCACCGGCACCGATCTCGACAACCTCGGCGCGAACTACAAGGTCTTCCGCCTGGTCGTCACGCCAGCCAACCCCGATGCGGTGCCGCCGGTAGAAGCAGCCTACGAGGACGACGAACGATTCCGCGAGCGGATCCAGCTCGCGCCCGAGGGTGTGACCACGGCCGGTCCCGTCGACAGCTACCGCTTCCATGCGCTCAGCGCCAGCGCGCAGGTGGCGGACGTGGGCGTTGACAGCCCGATCCCTGGCACCGTCCGGATCACCGTGCTATCTACGGACCCCAGCGGCGAACCTTCCCCGGCCCTATTGGACACCGTGCGCGCTGCACTCAACCACGAGAAGATCCGCCCGCTGTGCGACAGCGTTCCAGTGCAGGGGCCCGAGATCTTCGAGACGCCCATAGTCGCAAAGGTCTATCGCTATGAGGGCCCGGCCGGCGACGTGGCGCTGGCGAATGGGAAGGTCGTGCTCGACAAATGGCTCAAACAGATCCGCCGGCTCGCCAAGGGCATGCCCCACTCGGGCATTGACGCCGCGCTGCACCAGCCAGGCGTGGACCGAGTCGACATCACGATGCCGCCGGCGGACATGCTCTGCACGAAGACCCAGTGGGTGCGGGTCACCTCGATCACATTGCTTGAGGAGGTGGTCTATGTCTAGCCTCACGCCCGCGCAGCGCCTGCTGCCCCCCAATCGCACCCCGCTCGAGCTGGCGCTTGTCGGCGCCTCTCCGCTGGAGCTTGACACCGATGGCCTGCGGCACCTCTGGACGGCCATGCGCTGCATGGCGCCGCTGCTGCCGTGGTTGTCGTGGACGCTGTCCGTCGAGGCTTGGCAGGACGCCAAGTCCGATGACGCCAAGCGCGCGCTGATCCTCAACAGCATCGAGATCCATCGCCACAAGGGCACGCCCTGGGCTATCCGGCTGCTGATCCGGTCGCTGGGCTTCGGCGAGGTGGACATCATCGAGCGCGTGGGCGGGCGTACCCACAACAGCACCATCCGCCGCAACGGCATCTATCCGCACGCCCCACTGGCGACAACCTGGGCGACCTACATGGTCGCGATGCAACGCCCCATCACCAACGCGCAGGCCGAACGCCTGCGCAAGCTCCTGCCGTCCGTGGCACCGGCGCGCTGCCACCTCGTGTCGCTGCGCTACGCGACGGTCGCCAACAGCCATAACGGCGCCACGCGACGCGACGGCGCCTACAACCACGGAAGCGCCTGACATGGCAAACCTCACCGAAGCCGACCAGTGGGAAATCGGCATTTACCAGCTGGAGGAAGATGACCCGGTCCTCGGCGGCCCGAGCGGCATCGACAACCGGCCGCCGCGTGAACTGGCGAACCGTACCGGCTATCTGCGCCGGCGTGGCGTCTCCCCTTGGGACGCGACGCTCTCTTACCCGGCGAACGTCGCCCATGTCAGCTACGGCGGCACCACATGGAAGAGCGTCGGCGACAGCACGAACGTCGCGCCCGGCTCGGATACCACGAAATGGGTTCGCTGGGCGTTCACCGCAGCGGAGCTGGCCTCGGTTCTCGGTGATGCCGTCGCAACGCACGAAGCGAAGACAGACCCGCATCCGCAGTACGTCAATGACGCCGAGCTGGCCGCAGGCATCGCCGCACACGAAGCGAAGACCGATCCTCATCCGCAGTACGCCACGGATGCGGAATTCGCGGCTCATGTGTATGCGGAGAATCCGCACCCGCAATACGCAACAGATGCTGACTTGGCGGCTCACGTGGCGGACTTGAACCCGCATGCCCAGTACGTGCGCCACGATGCCGCGCAAGGCCTCACGACAACGCAGGCACGCCAGGCGAGAGCAAACATCGATGCACCACAGACGTCTCAGGTTGCAGGCGTGGTGGGCACCGTGCGCAACCTGAAGGCGAGCTTGGCCGCCGCGGGCAACAGCGCCACGTTCACCGCCGACGAGGTGGTGGTCGAGACGGCATTGGGCGGCGTCCGCTACTGCGTGCCGAACGTGAACAAAACGATCAACTTGGCGGCCGTGGGCGCGGGCGGCATGGATACAGGTGCGGCGCCTACCGGCTTCGTCGGCGTCTATCTGCTGCTCAATCCCAATACTGGCGCGACTGCTCTGATCGGCGTAAATGGCAGCGCTGCCGTGCTGCCCGAGATCTACGGTGGCGCGAACATGCCGGCCGGCTACACCGCCAGCGCGCTCATCTCGTGCCTGCGCACGGTCGCAGGCACGGGCTTCCAAGTGTTCGCGCAGACCAACCGCTCGATCTCGGTGGCGACCGTCCTGGAGCAGTCCACCAGTACGGCGACTACAACGCCCGTAGCGTTCACTGCGACTTCGCTGTCGCGCAACGCGAAAACCGTCTCCGGCTCGGTGACGTTCAGCTGCAACGCGGCGGCCGGCGGCGGCACGTCGGTTTTCGGCTTCTCCGCTGGCGTCGGCGCCCAGGGCATCAACCTGACCGTTTCCGCTGGTGGCACCGCCTCAGTGTCGTTCAGCAACGTGCCCGTCATCGCTCCGCCGACTCTCTACTACACGGGCACGACCAGCGCCGGCACCGGCACCTATCAGGTCTCTGTCTCTGGCTACACCATCTAAAAGGGTCATAGCCATGTACGTCCAACTTTCCGCCGACGGCGAGCGCATCGAATCCTGGTTCGCCGGGCCACAGGACCCCAAGCACTGGCCGAATGTGACCGAGATCGAGGCCAACGATCCGCGGTACGTCGCCTATTACGAAACCCTTCCCGCCGGCGCCCGCCAAGGCCTTCCATTGCCCGCGCCCTGAGTGCGCGAAGCGTCGAATCTCAACCAAATCACCAGCTGCGGAGATCTCACCATGTCCACCGAATTCCACCACGGCGTCCGCGTCATCGAAGTGACCGAGGGCACCCGCCCGATCCGCGTCATCAACACGTCCATCATCGGCCTGGTCGCTACCGCGCCTGACGCCGACGCCGCGACCTTCCCGCTGAACACGCCGGTCCTCGTGACCAACGTGCTTAACGCCATGGGCAAGGCCGGCACCACCGGCACCTTGAAGAAGGCACTCGAGGCCATTTCCTATCAGGCGCGTCCGCTGACCGTGGTCGTGCGCGTCGAGGCCGGCGCGGATGAGGCCGCCACCACAAGCAACGTGATCGGCACGGTGCTGCCCAGCGGCCAGCGCACCGGCATGAAGGCACTGCTGTCGTCGCAGGCCAAGCTCGGCATCAAGCCGCGCATCCTCGGTGCGCCCGGCCTCGACTCCAAGCCTGTCGCGACGGCCTTTGGCTCTGTCGCCCAGAGCCTTCGCGCGATGGCTTACGTGAGCGCGTGGGAATGCGAGACGGTCACGGAAGCCACCGCCTACCGTAAGCAGTTCGGCGCACGCGAGCTGATGGTGATCCACCCCGACTTCCTGGCCTGGGACGTCATCGACAAAGCCAACACGCGCTCGCCAGCCGTCGCCACCGCGCTGGGCCTGCGCGCAAAGATCGACAACGAAGTGGGCTGGCACAAGACCATTTCGAACGTCGCGGTCAACGGCGTCACGGGCATCAGCAAGGACATCTACTGGGATTTGCAGGACCCGGCCACGGATGCGGGCGTGCTCAACGCCGGCGACGTGACCACGCTGATCAACCGCGACGGCTACCGCTTCTGGGGTTCGCGCACCTGCAGCGACGATCCGCTGTTCGCCTTCGAGTCGGCCACGCGCACCGGCCAGGTGCTGGCAGACACCATCGCCGAGGCCCACATGTGGGCCAACGACAAGCCGCTGCTGCCCGGCCTGGTGAAAGACATCCTCGAGGGCGTCAACACCAAGTTCCGCTACCTGACCCGCTCGGGCTACCTCGTGGGCGGCAGCGCCTGGGCCGTCGACGGCGAGGTCAACACGGCCGACGAGCTCAAGAGCGGCAACCTGATCCTCGACTACGACTACACGCCATGCGCCCCGCTGGAGAACCTGATGTTCCGCCAGCGCATCACGGGCCGCTACTACGAGAACTTCGCCGAGCAGGTCGCCAAGGCCGCCTGATCGCTTCATCGTGCATTGATCCACTGAGGAAGACACCATGTCTCTACCCCGCGTTCTCAAGAACTTCATCCTGTTCAACGACGGCAACGTCTATCTCGGCGAGGTGCCCGAGGCGACGCCGCCCAAGCTCAGTCGCAAGATGGAAGACTACCGCTCCGGCGGCATGAACGGCCCCATCGGCATCGATCTCGGCATGGAGGCGATGGAGTTCGACTGGACGGCCGCCGGCTACATGCGCAGCCTCTTCACCCAGTGGGGCACACCGACGCACGACGGCGTGCTGCTGCGGCTCACCGGTGCCATTCAGGCCGACGACGTGGCCGGCACTCAGGCCGTCGAGCTGGTGATGCGCGGCCGTCACAAGGAAATCGACTTCGGCAACGCCAAGGCCGGCGAGAAGACCGAAATCAAGATCAAGTCCTCGCTCAGCTACTACAAGCTCGTCATCGACGGCGAAGTGATCATGGAGATCGACTTCGTCAACCTGATCGAGATCGTCGGCGGTGTCGATCGCATGGCGCAGATCCGCCAGGCGCTGGGCCTGTTCTGACCTGACCTCTCCACGCCGGCTCCGGCCGGTGCTCCCTTTCCCCTTTCACCTCCACCGCCATGAACTTCAACGACACCTCCGCCGCCGGCGACAGCCAGCAAACCACCGCAACCGCTGCGACACAGCCAAACGCCGTGACCCTCGATACCCCCGTGGTTCGCGGCAACCAGACGATCAGCCAGGTCACGATCCGCAAGCCGCGCTCCGGCGAGCTGCGCGGCACCTCGCTGGCCTCGCTGATGCAGATGGACGTGCTCGCGCTGACCACGCTGCTGCCGCGCGTAACCATGCCGAGCCTCACCAAGCCCGAGATCGAAGCGCTGGAGCCTTCCGACCTGCTGCAGCTCGGCACCGAGGTGGTGAATTTTTTGCTGCCGAGGGCGGATCGGATCTCGGCATCCCCGAGCGCGTAGAGGACGCGATGGCAGACCTCGCCTTCGTCTTTCACTGGGGCCCGGCCCAGATGGATGACATGCCGGTGTCCGACCTCATGCAGTGGCGCGAGCGCGCCCGTGAACGCCACGATCCACCCAAGTAGACGCATGCGCTTCCCCGCCTTGGCCCTCCGGCCCCTTCCCTGCCCCCAAGCCGCCTCCGGAGGTCTCCATGGCAGGTAGCGGCGATCTGCGCCTCATGGTCATCCTGCAGGCGCTGGACAAAGCCTCGGCGCCCTTCCGGCGCGTGACCGAGAGCAGCAGCAAGACGGCCAAGGCCTTGCGCGAGGCCCGCGACCGGCTCAAGGAACTGAACACCCAGCAGAAGAGCGTGGGCGAGTTCCGCGAGATCCGCGCCGGCCTGCAGGACACCACGACCAAGCTCGGCGCGGCGCAGGCGCGCGTCAAGCAGCTCGCGCAGGGGCTGGGGGCCATGGGACCGCCCACGAAGGCCATGATCCGCGACTTCGCCGCGGCGAAGCGTGAAACGGCCGCGCTATCCGAGCAGCACCAGAAACAGGCCATGCGCGCCCAGGCGCTGCGCGACAAGCTCACGGCCGCCGGTATCAGCGCCAGCACGTTGGGCGGCCACGAGCGGCGGCTGCGCACCGAGATCTCGTCGACCACGCGGGCAATCGATGAACAGCAGGCCAAGCTCAAGCAGCTGGGCGAGCGCCAGCGCGCCATGCACGCCGCCAAGGCCGGCTACCAGAAGGGCCGGCACCTCGGGCACAACGTGGCCGTCGCCGGCGCCATCAGCACCGCTTCCGGCATGGCGACGCTGCACGGCATGCGAGCGCCCATCGAGGAAAGCAAGAAGTTCGCGATCGAGCAGCAGCGCATTGCAGCGCTGGGCATGGGCGACAAGATCACCGCCGACGCCGTCGCCTTCGGCAAGGGAATGAAGACCTACGGCACCAGCATGCGCGACAACGTCACGCTGGTGCGGGACGGCCTGAGCGTCTTCGCCGACCTGCACCACGCCGAAATGGTCGCGCCCACGCTGGCGAAGATGAAGTTCGCCAACGAGGCGATCTACGGCGAGGAGCAAGGCCACGACAACGAGAAGAAGTTCATGGACATGCTCAAGGTCATCGAGCTGCGCGGCGGCCTCGAGAGCGAGCAGAAGTTCAAGGAACAGGCCGACATCATCCAGCGCGTGATCGCAGCCACGGGCGGGCGCGTGCAGGGCGAAGAATGGCTCAACGTCATCAAGACCGGCGGCGTTGCGGCCAAGGGCCTGACCGATGAGGCGATGTACTACCAGATGGAGCCGCTGGTGCAGGAAATGGGCGGGCACCGCGTGGGCACCGCCATGATGTCGGCCTACTCCAACATCTATCAGGGCAAGACCACCAAGCGCGCCGCGCTGAAGCTTGAGGAGCTGGGCCTGATCGCGGACAAGTCGAAGGTCAAGCACGACAAGGTCGGCCAGGTCGCGCAGCTCGGCGTCGGCGCGCTCGCGGGCAGCGACATCTTTCGGCAGAACCAGTTCGAATGGATGGAGAAGATCCTGCTGCCCGCGCTCGCGAAGCGGGGCATCACTGAAAAGCAGGACGTTCTCGACGAGATCGGCGGCATGTTCAGCAACCGCACAGCGTCCAACCTCTTCGCGCAGATGTACCTGCAGCGCGAGCAGATCCACAAGAACGCGAAGCTCAACGCCGGCGCGGACAGCATCAGCACGCTGTACGGCCGGGCACTGCAGACCACCTCCGGCGCTGAGCTGGAGCTGGCCGCGCGGCGCAACGACCTCTACAAGCAGTTCGGCGACAGCATCATGCCGGCCTACGTGGCCATCCTGCAGCTCGCCACCTCGGCGATGAAGAGCCTGACGAACTGGATGGCCGCCAATCCTCGCACGGCGCAGGTGCTGGCTACAGGCCTCGGCATCGTGGCAGTGGCGCTGGTTGCCATCGGTGGCCTGCTGCTGGTCGTCGCGCCGCTGCTGCTGGGCTTCTTCGCTACGCGGTTCATGTTCGCAGCCATGGGCATACAGGGCGGCGTACTTTCGCGCGTGCTGGGCCTGGTCGCAACGGGCTTCCGCCTCGTCGGCACGGCACTGCTGTGGATCGGCCGCGCGCTGCTGATGAACCCCATCGGCCTGGTCATCACAGCCATCGCCGTCGCGGCCTTCCTGATCTACAAGTACTGGGGGCCCATCAGCACCTTCTTCTCGGGCCTGTGGGAGCGCGCGAAGGCCGCCTTCGACGAGTTCTGGCAGTACCTGGGCGGCTCGTTTCCTGCTGCTCTCGGCACCTTGGGCGCTCTCATCGCCAACTGGTCACCCATCGGCCTCTTCTACCAAGCGTTCGCAGAGGTCCTGCGCTGGTTCGGAGTCGACCTGCCTGCGAAGTTCACCGAGTTCGGAGGCCAGATCATGGGCGGCCTGGCCAGCGGCATCACCGGCGCGCTGGGGCAGGTCCAGACAGCCATTTCCGGCGCGGCCGACTCGGCGCTGCAGTGGTTCAAGGAGAAGCTCGGCATCCACAGCCCGAGCCGCGTCTTCATGGAGGCCGGCGGCGAGATCAGCAACGGCGCCGCGCTGGGCATCACGAGCCGCGCCGGCCAGATCCGCCAGGCCGCGCTCGGCGTCGCCACGGTCGCGGCATCGGTGCTGCCGCTGACGGTCGATGCCAGCAGCATGCCGCGCATCGACAGCCGCGCGCCGATCAGCGCCGGCGTCGCCCAGTCCGCGCCCGCGGCCGGCGCCAAGTACGAGATCCACATCCACGCGGCGCCGGGCATGAGCCCGCAGGAGATCGCCCGCGCCGTGTCGGCCGAGCTGGACCGCCGCGAGCGCTCCAGAAGCGCCGCCCGCCGCTCCTCGCTGAGCGACATCGACTGATAGGAGGTCCCCCCATGGACATGATGATGGCCCTGGGCCAGTTCGTTTTCTGCCTCTCCACCCTCGCCTACCAGGACCTGCAGCGGCAGATGAAGTGGCGGCACGCCAGCAACAGCCGCATCGGCGCACGCGCGGCGCGGCAATTCCTCGGCGTTGGTGACGACACATTCACCCTCTCCGGCGTGCTGATGCCCGAGCTGACCGGCGGTACGGGCGCGCTCGACGAGCTGCGCGAGATGGGCAACCTCGGCGCCTCCTGGCCGCTGGTCGACGGCACCGGCATCGTGTACGGGCTGTACGTGATCGAGAGCCTCACCGAGACGAAGACGGTCTTCCTGTCGAACGGCGCTGCGCGCCGCGTCGAGTTTCAGCTGCAACTCGAGCGCGTCGACGACGAGATGACCGACTCCATCGGCGACGATGAAGACGTGGAGGCTTGACAGTGCACCCGCAAGACCTGCGGCAGGGCCACCCTGCCCCCTCCTACCGCCTCAAGATCGGGGACCGCGACATCACGCCAGCCATCGATGCGCGCCTTATCAGCCTCACCCTGACCGAATGCCGCGGCGACGAAGCCGACCAGCTCGACATCGTGCTGTCCGACCACGATGGCGCGCTCGAGATCCCGGCACGCGGGCGCGAGCTACAGCTCGCCATCGGCTGGACCGGCACCGATCTGGTCGACAAGGGCACCTTCATCGTCGACGAGGCCGAGCACAGCGGCGCCCCTGATCAGATCTGCATCCGAGCCCGCAGCGCCGACATGCATCAGTCATTGCGCACGCGCGTGGAGCGCAGCTACCACGGCGTCACCGTTGGCGAGATCGTGCGGCAGACGGCCGCGAGGCACCAGTTAGTAGTGCGCATCGATCCTGATCTGGGCGCGCGGCAGATCGAGCACATCGACCAGACCAACGAAAGTGACCTCAACTTCATTACCCGCCTCGCTAAGCTGCACGACGCCGTCGCGACGATCAAGCGGGGCCGGCTGCTTTTCCTGCCCATCGTTGGCACGACCACGTCAACAGGCGAGAGCATTCCGCTCATCGAGATCACGAGAGCCGATGGCGACATGCACCGGTATCACACCAGCGACCGGGACGCCTACAGCGGCGTGCGCGCTTACTGGCACGACCCCAAGCGGGCGAAACGTTGCGGTGTGCTGGTGGGCAAGAGCGGCAATGCGAAGCGACTGAAGGACACGTTTGCCAACGAGGCGGACGCGCGCGCTGCAGCGCAGGCAGAGTGGCGCCGCATCCAGCGAGGTCTAGCGACCTTCAACCTGACGCTGGCACTCGGCCAGCCAATGCTGATATCGCAGACGCCCGTGAAGGTCTCAGGCTGGAAACTGGAGATCGACGACACCGAATGGCTGACGATCAAGGTGCGGCACACGATGACACAGGACGGCGGGTTCACGACTGTTGCAGAGATGGAGGTAAATGCGATTGAACAGGTAGAACGTAGCCGTTTCGAGGACTAGATTTGGAACACGGTCGCCTCAGGCGATTCATAAAAGCGCTCTGCTGAGCCTAGCCGACACTCCCCGCATAGAACCAATCATCACGTAGCCCTATCGGCGTGCACAGCCGCCAACTTAGGCAGGATGTGATACTTCATCAATGAGCAATAAGCGCTGCAGCAGCTCTCGAAGCGGCGCAAGAAAGTCGGGGTTGTTTGCAATGAGCCAAGACACCAAGATCGGCACATCGCGAGTCTTCCTGAACTCCTCTTTCGCGTCAGAGATAGAGGCGAACAGCTCGTGAAGCACTTTCGCGCCATCGATCCTCGAAATATCACTCAGATCGACACTACTGAGTGCCCCTCTAACCTGATCCAGCTCGCAATCACAGCCCAGTTCCACTAGTGCTGCATGAATCGCCTGCGGCTCCAGCAGATAACTTTCAAGCATGCTCCTGTCCAGAAACCGGAGGCGATTGCGCGACTCCTTCTCGATGCGTGCTTTCTCCTCCGACTTCTTCTTTTCGCCGTCAAGCAAGACGCAAATCATCGGCGGAACCAAGCCCGCTGAAGTCGACAAGCGCTGATAGATCGAAACGATCTCATCTGGAGACATGCCATTTTTCTTCTCAAAAGTCCCCGTTCTTTCCACTCGAAGCACTGCAGTCCCAGCTGCAATCTCTGGGCAGGCAAAGCGAAGAAGCTCAGGAAAAACCAACTCTTCCGTCTGACCCTCTACCCAAAGGACCCTGTCCTTTCCATGCAGATCGGTGACGCTAATACCAAGTCTCGCAAGCTCTCCACGAATAGCATGCAACTTCTCTCTCGAAGCTTGCTTAACAACAGTGGCTGAGTCCTTGAGTTCTAAGAGACTGATCGTCGAGGTATCGATTGCAGTCAATACATCAGCCGAATGTGCGGTCAACAAAAATTGATGTTGCTTACCTTCGGACTCGAGGATCGCAAGGAGTTCGCGAAGCGCCCTTGGATGCAAGAAGGCATTTGGCTCGTCGATCGCGATGATCTGCGGCTCACGCGCTGTTAGAAGAATGTAGAGCATTGCAACGACATTGCCAATCCCGGTTCCCATGCTACCTATCGGTGTGGCCAGATCCGGTCTCCGAGCCTCTGGTGGTTCCGGCAAACATTGAAGCGCAAAGCCGTTGCTGCCGTTAGGCGTGCTTTGCACCCACGCAATGGCGGGTAGAACACGATGCACCCACCCGCACAGCATTTGATGCCCGTAAGCGTCACTCGTCTGCAACTGATTGATGAAATATGGCAGCGTCAGCGCCTCACGATCCAACACGTGTGCGCTTGTCATTGCACACTCGGAGCTAGGACGACGTTGCGATCCAAATCGATAGATCCTCGCCAGGCCCCGAGCTATCAAATTCGGCACGAGTGAACCAAGATTGGTCTGCACCACACTGTCCGCGCGATACTCCCCCGTGTCACGCTGGAAGACCCTGACACTGAGGTGTGTAGACATTTCCCCCTCGGTAATGAACCCTTGGATCGGGCTCTCCGATTGAAACTCCATAGAGCGCCCACCCGGCTTTAGCACGAAATTGATATTAATTGGCACATCCTTCGAGAATGCGTCCGCAATCTGGGCATTCGCGTCGTGTGTCGAACCCCGGCCGTCAAGAGGTAATCGGAACTCGCCTCCGCCAACAATTCGACCAAGCTCCAAGGTTGATGTCCTGATGCCGACATCGACCCTCGACGAGCCACGAGCGACATCACCGAACCTTGGAAGCGTTATGCGTGAACGATGCGGCTCGTTTCTCCAAGCGAGGTCAAGCGCTTCAAGAACAGTTGATTTTCCGGCGTTGTTGCCCCCGAGAATTAAATTGAAACCCGGCTCAAAATCAAGCGTTTGAGATTCGTTGAAACTCTTGTAATTGGCGATTGTGATATTACGAACGTGCATAGCCAGTTCCGATTCCGTATGGGGAGCAGCTCTGGGATCATAGAGCGCGCCGGAAAACACGTTGCCTTGCTTCACATGCGCCAGCTAGATGCCCGACCTCTTGCTTTCGAAAGGAAGCGCGTCACCGGCGGCGCAGAAAGGCCGGCATATCGTGAGGCTCAAACTCGAAGACCTGAGCCACAACCCGCTGCCGTAGCCCCGTTTTCAAAGCTGCCGAGAAATTTCGCACATTCGCGGTAACTTTCTCTTTTCGTAACAGCTTACGCCAATGCGGCCGACCATCGTGCGGCTCCTCCCAGTCGAGCAGTTGAACGAGGGCCTTGTGGGCGAACTCAATCCCCTCGTCTCCAGCAACGAAGCGGACTTGAACGTGAGAGCCAGTGTGTTCCTCATTTTGCTCGAGGTTCCAAGCGGTAAAGAGCGACTGAACCTCATCGTCGAGATCGTCGCGGCGATTGCCATCTCGGTCAGTAAACGCAACGTCATCAAGGTGCATTAACCACTCCTCGGAATATCCGTCTTCAGTTTCCTTAGCACCAAGCTGCTTGTCCTTGCGGAAGCGGAGATGAATACCTGCACCAGCACCAATCTTGTATGCGACGTCGCCGACCAACGCACTCAAAAGGCTTTCTTTCATCGCAGTTTCGAAAGAGATCCGAAAGCTCGCGCCCGACTTCTTCATGTGCTTCACTTCGAACAGCGCCCAAATGCCCTCGTACTTCCACGCGACCAAGAGCGGCATCCTCACAAGATCAGCGTAACTCTGCAAGCGTGCAAGATAGTCTTCCTTAAATGTGAGACGCTTGTCTTTCTTGGACTTCACCTCGATCAGAACTGGTGACTCGTTGATCTGCGTAGAGAATCTCGCTAGCAAGTCGGGCACTTGAAATTTCTGTTTGGAGTCGACGGGCACCTGCAGTTGGTCAAGCTTGTGTAGAAGTTGGCACTTCCCCAGCCACGCGCAAATTACGGAGAACTCATCCTCTGTTGGCAAGCCGATATCCAGTCGGCGCACACCCGCTGCAACAGCGGCGGCATCAGCGCTGGCCCCCAACTCCGACAGTACGTCCTGAATAAGCCTGGTGAGATCGGTCGGTTCCGTCTTGCCGGCCTTGGCAGTGTCGTCACCATCAATATCTCCAACGACTGGCTTCAAATTGCCCAAGCGCAATCTATCGGCGGTCAAGACAAAACCCCGCAGCAATCTTTAAAGCGCTTTCCGCTTTGACAGGGACAAGGCGAGTTTCTTGAAGTTGGATAACTGGCTTTCATAGCTTGCAGAACAGCCTCTTCAAGAACCAGCAGCTCGCTTGCATGAATGACATAGCCTAAGTTGTTTGGAATTTGACCAACGGCGATGGGCTTGGTGTCTGTCGGTACATCCACCACCCTGATTTCACCGGTCGTGGTGTGTTGCGGCCCAGCATACAAAGTTCCGAGCAGCGCGACTCGTGTGCCAGCCACAAGTGCGCCACTCGCGTCGACATAGCTTCCAATATTCGCGAGAAATACCGGAGAGCCTGACGATCCGGGGAAACACGCCGCATCTATTAAGAACTCAGGCTTTCCGTTGAGTCGCAACTTTGGGTGCGTTGCAGAAATGCCTTTTCGGATGATCGGCAAGTTGTGATATTCGTCCCAAAGACCATTGGGATATCCAATCATGAATATCTCCTCCATTGCAGGAAGAGAATCAAGCAACTCGGTGGTCGCTAGAGAGTTCGCCGTGAGTTGAACGAAGTGATATTTGCGCCCGTTCTTACCGGCATCATTGAGGATGGCGCCGATTGGCAACGCGACGAGGTCGATCTGCGGATCCGGATGGGGGATAGAGAGGCCGCGGAGACCGCGAAGAGTCACGGCCTCGTGCTTCCCCAAGTCAGGCGAGCCATCCTCTTTCTCGAGGGTTAGATGAAAGATCCCGGCGACCGCCCCTTCCAACACGTGCTTGTTGGTCACGACACAAGGGATGCCGGCGTCGCCCGTGCGTCCGAAAGAGTAGAGATACCCGGAGCCGCACGAGCTTCGCGCCGCCGAGTCAGTGCACTCGATGCGAACCGTGCTGTGAACAAGTCGAGTGATCGGGTGGACGTACGGATTCATGTGAGTTGCCTTCTTGGTCTTTTTGTTCCGTCACCTGTCGACTGGAGCAACGGCAACCTGGGTGATTTCGTCTGCCTCGAGCAAGCCTTCGCTGAAGACCCACCTGAACAGCACCCAAAACAAGTGGAGCCAGAGCCGCTGGCTACCCGGTCTTCTGCTTCGCGAGCGAAGAAAGCACCGTGCGTGCGGCTGCCCTTCCTTCCGCATCTGAGTGCTGATAGTTCTTGAGCAGCGTGGCTTCGTCTGGCGAAAGACGACTTTCAACAGGTGCAGATCGCTGACCGATGACGATGTAGAGAACGTCAAACCCATGCGGCGCGAGCGCCGCTAGTGCATCTGCCCCGGGCACCGTGACCCCACCTTCCCAGGCGACCACCGCGCGGCGCGAAGCGCCCGCAGTCTCAGCCAACGTTGCCTGAGACCAGCCAAGTCGATCGCGCTCTTCTTTCAAGCGTGCCCCGACATGTGCGCGTATTTCTTCACTCATGGGTATTGATATGCGCCGAAATCGGCTCTAATATTGTTCTCCCTGTGCAATTTTTTGTTTCGAGAGCATACACAGCCACACCGGACATTCCCGCCTATGAAGCCCGCCAAAACCCGCATACGTCGCGCTCCCAACGGTGCAGTCAGCGACAAGCCCGTAGCCGTACGGCTGCTTCCGGAAGAGCGCGAGCGATTCCAGGCGCGCGCCACCCGCGAGTCGCGCTCCATGGCTTCAGTGCTGCGTCTTGCCGCACTGCGCGGCCTGGACGAATGCGACCGCACCAACACCCCCCTCACGCCCTGATCTTTCCCTGAAGCTGCCCGAGGAAGGCTCCCACCATGTACCCCGATCCCAAGCGCGTGCGCACCAACCGCTACACGATCCGTCTCGACGACTACGAAGACGGTCTCGTGAATGCGATGGCGAACTATCAAGGCGAGCAGCTCGCGACGCTGCTGCGCGAACTTGCCCTCCGCGAAGCGCGACAGGTACTTGGCTTGGTGCATGAGCCGAGTCTCGACCAGCGGGCCGCCTGAGGGAAGGCCGCAACCAGCAGCCTCACGGCGCAAGAAGAGCAGCCGAAAAGATGCCCGAGCACACCATCACCCTTTCCGACGAAGACCACGCGCTGATCGAGCGCGTGCAGTTGCGGCGCGGGCTCCCATCGCTGGAAGCTGCTGCGGAGTGGCTGGTGAAAGCGCGGCTTCGTCGCGCCGCGCGTGCCACCACGGGCCGCGGCCGCGCCCTCTATCTGGTCAGCCAGGCCTCATTGCCTGAGGAGCCGCGATGAGGCTGCGCTGCCCCCATTGCGACCACCTCGGTTCAATCCGGACCACGCGGGTGATGACCGCGACCGTGTCGCAGCACTACGTGATGTGCAGCAACTTCGAGTGCGGACACACGTGGCGCGCGACGACTGAAGCCGACATGACGATCTCGCCCTCGGCCACGCCGGCGGCGTCGGTCCACCTTCCCCTCGCGTCGCACATGCGCCGCGACGTGCTGGCCCAGCAGATCCGCTCCGGCACCACCGCCGAGCACACCCCGCTCATGACGCCTCCAGAGACCCGCGATCTCTTCGCGCCGGCCGGCGTCGACGGCCCCTCATAGCGCCCGGAGCGTCCGCGCTCCATCCCCCTTTCCCCCACCCCTGCGGTGCCTGTTCGGAGGCACTGCGGGACTAGCTCACCCCGGAGGTTTTCAACATGAGCGATTTCACTCTCGCATCCCTCGCACCGCGGCCTGCTGATCATCCGGCAGAGCCTCAATACGCATATCAACGTCGCTTCGGCAGCAGCTCGTCAGACGCTTATCTCGGCACCCGATCGCTGGACGTTTTTTCCAGCGAACACTGTTCCTTCGCGATGGCGACCGCGTCGGTCTATCGAAACGCGAGGGAAGACTCCGCATCTCTGGACATCAACGTTGGGCAGGGTTCGGTGGCACGAATTTCCGTTCAGCTCAACCCCGCCGGTTTGCGCGATCTCGCTCATCGCCTACTCGACGCTGCGCACGATATCGAGTCCCTTCCTGCGTCAGTACTCGTCAAGGCTGCCGCGTCGACGGAAAGCTCTGGATCGTGAGCGCCCGTCTTCTTGATGACGCCGGCAACCACTGGGTCGCTCACGGTGCGCCCATTCGCCACAAGCAGAACGGCAAACCCAACGCCACGCCCGGCGTCGGCCTGGACGTCTACTCGTATCACAGCGCCGGAGGCAGCAACAGGAGCCACCGCCCGTTTGTGCTGGTGGTCGTTGGCCCGGGCCGGGATGCCGGCATCCTGCCGCTGCACATCACGCCGGACGATGCCCGCGCGCTCGCCACGAGCCTGAACCGCGCCGCAGCCACCGCCGAGGCCGCAGAAGCGGCCGTGCAGGCCCGCCGCAGCCGCACGGTGCCCGCGTGATGCGTCGGACGCCTTCTCGGCCCCCGCAGGCGCGCGCGCTGGCCGCCGCAGTGCTGCCGCTGCCCGCCCTCGTGGTGGTACTGATCTCCGTCCTGCTCGGCCGCGCGCTCGCGCTGGTCGGGCTGCTTTGAGGCTTTCATGAGCGGAGACCTTCTCAACGAGATCGCCGACGCGCTGGCAAACGACTACGAGTTCAAGCGCACGTCGGACGGCCGCTTCCTGCAGAAGGGCGTCTGCCCGAGCTGCGGGAAAAAATCGATGTGGACCTATGCCGCAACCCCGTGGGTGGTGCGGTGCGACCGGCTCAACAACTGCGGCTACGAGGCCCACGCGAAAGACCTCTACCCGGACTTCTTCAACTCGTGGACCGAGCGTTACCAGAAGCCCGAGCAGGCCAAGCCGCCAGAGCAGCAGAACCCCAACGCTGCCGCCGATGCCTACCTCGAGAAGGGGCGCGGCTTCGACCTGGCGCTCATCAAGGGCACCTACACGCAGGAGCACTACTTCGACGCCCGCGCCGATCAGGGCCGCGGCGCCGGCACCGGCACCGTGCGCTTCCAGCTCGCGGGCACCTGGTGGGAACGCTTCTTCGACCGCCCTCACCGCTTCGGCAAGAAGAAGGCGAATTTCAAGGCCGGTGGCAGCTATGCCGGAACTTGGTGGTCCATGCCCGGCCTCTCGTTCGTCGCGCCGGCGCCGGCCACGCCAGAGACGGCCATGGCGCAGGCACTGCTCGCAGCGTCCCCTGCAGGCCCGGCACGCCCTGCCAGCCCGCCGCCAGAAGAGCTGTGGCTTGTCGAGGGCATCTTCGACGCCATCGCCCTGGCGCACCACGGCATTGCGGCCGTCGCACTGCTCAGCTGCAACAACTACCCCGAGAAGGCGCTGGCCGAGGTCAAGGCCATCGTCGAAAGCCAGAACGGCGCGGTAGAGCTGCCCCGGTTGGTGTGGGCCTTCGACGCCGACAAGGCCGGACAGGACTTCACGCTGAAGTACGTGCGCCGCGCACGCGACGCCGGCTGGGCCTGCACGGCGGCGCAGATCCCGCAGCGCGGCAAGACGAAGATCGACTGGAACGATCTGCACCAGCGCGGCCGCCTCGAGGAGAAGCACCTCGAGGACTACCTGTATCACGGCGCCCTACTCCTGGCCGCCACGCCGCAAGATAAGGCACTGCTGATCTACAACCGGACCGGCAAGCAGAGCTTCGACTTTGACCACTTCAACCGCCTGTACTGGTTCAAGCTGGATCTCGATCGCTTCGGCAAGGCCGAGGACCGCATCAAGGAAGCCATTACCGACGGGCATACCAAGCCCATGAGCGACGAGGACCTGCGCACGCAGGCCTTGAAGGAATCGGGCGTGCTGCAGCCCATCGCCAACTGCAAGCCGCAGGCACTGTATTACCAGCGAAACGAGATCACCGGCGACGCCTGGTATTACTTCCGCGTCACGTTCCCGCACGACGGCGCCGAGATCAAGGGCACCTTCACCGCCGGCCAGCTGACCACCGGCAGCGAGTTCAAGAAGCAGCTGCTGCATATGGCCGCCGGCGCAATCTTCAGCGGCAGCAGCCAGCAGCTCGAAGTGATGATGCAGCGGCAACTGGACAACATCAAGATCGTCCAGACCGTCGACTTCATCGGCTACAGCGCCGCACACAAGACGTATCTCCTCGGCAAGGTGGCCGTGCGCGAAGGCGCCATCCACGAGGCCAACAAAGAGGACTACTTCGACTTCGACAAGCTGTCGATCAAGACGCTGCAGAAGTCGATCCACCTGCACGTCAACACCGACCGCGAAGGCTACGAGCGCGACTGGCAGAAGCACCTGTGGTCGGCCTTCGGCGCCAAGGGCTACATCGCCCTCGCCTACTGGTTCGGAAGCCTGTTCGCCGAGCAGGTTCGCGCCGAGCAGCAGAGCTTTCCGTTCCTCGAGATCGTGGGCGAGCCCGGCTCGGGCAAGACGACGCTGATCCAGTTCCTCTGGAAGCTGTTCGGGCGTGACTACGAGGGCTTCGACCCGTCGAAGTCCACAGCGGCAGGCCGCCTGCGCACTTTCACCCAGGTGAGCAACCTGCCCATCGTGCTGATCGAGTCCGACCGCGAGACGAAGAGCGGCGGCCAGGCGCACGTCAAGAGCTTCGACTGGGACGAACTCAAGGACGCCTACAACGGCAACAGCATCCGCACCACGGGCGTGAAGACCGGCGGCAACGAGACCTACGACCCGCCGTTCCGCGCGGCCATCGTCATCAGCCAGAACAACCAGGTGCAGGCCTCGCAGGCCATCATGGAGCGGATCTGCCACATGACCTTCGACACCCGGGGGTTCACGTCGGCGAGCTACGAGAGCGCCAAGGCGCTGGAGAAGGTCGAGATCGAACAGGTCAGCGGCTTCATCCTGGCCGCGCTCAGGCGCGAGGCGCAGGTGATAGAGACCGTTGCGGCCGACCACGACCACAACATCAAGTTCCTGCTCGCGCAGGACGGCATCCACAAGCCGCGTATCGCGAAGAACCACGCCCAGCTCCTCGCCATGTCGAAGGCGCTACGCAGCGTCGTCTCGATCAGCGACGAGCAGTTCTCGCTCGTGCAGACGCAGATTGTTGCGATGGCGCGCGAGCGGCAGCAGGCGATCAACGCCGACCACCCGCTGGTGCAGGAATTCTGGGAGGCCTTCGACTACCTCGACGCCCTCGGCTACACGACCGTCAAAGGCGAGCACTTCGACCGCCCTCTGCTCAACCACAGCCGCGACAGCAAGCAGCTCGCGGTCAACCTGAACGAGTTCGTCGAGAAGGCGAACGCGCACCGCCAGCAAATCCCGCTGCTGGCCGAGCTGAAGAAGGTGCTGCGCACCAGCAAGACCCGCCGCTTCATCGAGATCAAGTCGGTGAACAGCGCCATCCGGACCACCAGCAACGCCGATGGCCCCGACACCCCGAAGACCGTGCACTGCTGGGTCTTCGAGCGTCCGGGGCGCGGCGCCTGAGCCATGAGGACCATCCCAATGCACATCACCCGCTCGCAGCCCTTCCGCTGCCACTACCGCCACGCCGTGCCCGGCCAGGCGCCCATCGCCCTCTTCATCCAGCTCCGGGCCCGCGATGCCACCGCAGCCCGGCAGTTGGCAGAGACGGCGCTGGGCCGCCTGGTCGACCGCGTCGAGCCCGCCCCTTTCCCCCGTCCCACCACCAACCCTGCAAAGGAGGTCTGACCATGCACGCCTACCTCGTGAAGGTCATCGACGCCGCCGGCGTCTTCTACGGCTACACCCAGCTCGCCACCTCGTGCGCGGCAGCCGAAGGCATCGCCTTCGACCGCTTCGGCGATGTGCGGCTGCTCAGCGTGCGGAGGTCGGCATGAGCGGCCCGAGCAAGACGATGCCGAAGCGGCACCTGTACTCCAGCGGCTTCAAGTACCGCGACTCGTACAGCACCAACATTCGGGAGACGTTCAAGGCCGCGCGCGCCGCGATGACGCGCGAAGCCAACCGCAAGGCCAACGAGCGCCAGCAGAGCCTCGAGCTGGACAACGTGGTGCCCATGCCCGCGCGAGCCAGCAAATGAGCGTTCTGGACATCGCCACCAGGCCTGACGCGAAGACCGTGCAGCTCGTCTTTGCCTCCCCGCCCTGCACCGGCCACAGCAGGCCTGTCATGCGGGCACTGGTGACCTCTTTCCGCGCCTGTGAGCTGTGCATCTACTCGACCGCCCGCGCGGGCCGCCTGCTGTGCGACAGCCCGGCCGTGCGGCTCACGGGCCAGCCCGAAACGCTCGAGGTGGCCCGCGCCGCCACCGGTAGCTGCGGGCCCAACGCCCGGCATCTGGACATGCCTGGCTGGCACTGACCACGAGAAGCCGCCATGGCCCACGCGATCGAGACCACCGACCAGATGCTGCGCGACGCCTGCGCACGCATGGCCGCGCGCTTTCACTGGGCCGACGACTTTGAGACCGTGATGCGGGACCGCGTGCGCAGCCGGCTGGTGCGCATCGAGGCCAAGCACCCACCAGCCACCGGCATGCCACCAGCACGCGCACTGCGCGGCCCCCCCTGCCGGCCTCTGCAGGCGCCCAAAGGTGGCCTGTCCCTCTTCGACCACAAACGTGCCGCCTCAGGCGAGCGCGACGACGACTGATTTATCCCAAAGAGAAAAAGCTATGAACCGTGTCTACATCGAATCGCCGCGCCAGTGCGGCAAGACCTCCCGCAGCGGCGTGATCGTGGTCGCCTTCACCGGCAAGGCCGGCGCGGGCAAGGACAGCGCCGCAACGGTCCTGGTCAACCACTGCAAGTTCGAATCCATTGCGTTCGCCGACGCCTTGCGCCGCGAGATCGCATCGGCATGGCGCATCGACGAGCGCGTGCTCGATCACAGGCCGACGAAGGAGTTCTCCATCCCCGCGCTGGCCGTGGGCATGTGCAGCGAGCCCGCTTTCATCAGTTGGTGCTTCGACGCCGACGAGAGCCTGCACGAGCCGCGCAGCCCGCGCTGGGTGATGCAGCACTGGGCCGACTACCAGCGGCGCTACCGGCCCACCTACTACGCCGACATCGTGACCCGCTCGATCAGCCGGCAGGCCTCGGTGGGCTTTCGCCGGTTCGCGATCACGGATCTGCGTGACCCAGTGGAGGAATCGGCGTTGCTCGCTCTCGGCATGCAGCTCATCAAGGTGCGCATCCATGGTCCTCGCTCGACCTCTCTCTGCAGCGATACCGTGCACCACAGCAGCGAGCGGCATTGGATCGAGGCCGACTTCGAGATTCAGAATGACGGGAGCCTTGAGGGGCTGCGCGATAGCGTCTTGGCTCTTCCACCCGTGTCGTCGATTCACGGGAACTCTGGGGTATGAGGTGCTTGGACTGCAAAAAGCAGGAACGCAGCCCCGCTCAATCGAAACCTACGGCTTCCAGTGCACAAATGGCTTGGACTTTTCCAGGAACACCTTGTGCAGCACATCGAGTTCTTCGATCTCCTGCTGTAGCACCGCACGGTCGAACGGCTCGCCAGCCGCGATTTGCGCCATCAAATTTCTGTAGGACGCCCGCTTTGCCTCAAGCGCCTCGAAGGCTGCGAAGAACTCATCTTGTTGTATCGACATGGCATCTCCTTTGGAAAGCTGCAGTATGACCATCACCGCCTGCCCGCTCGCCGTGGCGCAAGACGATGTGCGGAAAGAACGCAGATGAACCTGCGCGAATCTACCGAGACCGTCCCCGCCGCGCCATCCGTGCAGGTCGTGTGCGCCCGCTTTGTTACGATTCAATTGGCCTCCGTGATGACCGGTTTCACACCGGGCGCAATCCGTACCAAGATCGCCAAGAGCGTGTGGCTTGAAGGCCGCCAGTGGGTGAAGCGCGACGGCCGCGTGCTGATCGACATGAAGGGGTACGAGCAATGGGCAGAACAGGAAGCGGAGTAGAGGCTCGAGAAAAATCGATCCGGATCAACTTCGTGCTCGACGGGCAGACCAAGAAGGAGACGCTGAAGACCGATGGCAAGCCCATGCCGCCTACCCCGAAGAACCTTGTGTATGCCAACAAGCTGGCGGCCGAGATCAAGGAGAAGATCCGGCACGGAACCTTCATCTATGGCGACTACTTCCCCGCCAGCCCGAATGCCAGCACGGGCGTAAGCACCACGGTAGGCGATCAGCTCGACCTCTGGTATTCGGTCCAGACCGACAAGGAAAGCAGCACCCTCAAGGGCTACCGAATCGCCAAGGACTGGTGGAAAAAGCACATCGGATCGAAGCCGCTGAGGGCGCTGAAACACAGTGACATCCTCGCCGCCCTCGCTTCCGAACCCACATGGACCGGCAAGACACGAAACAACAAGACCAGCGTGCTGCGGCTGGTGCTGGCTCTGGCCTTGAGAGATGGCCTCATCACATCCAATCCCATCGATGGGCTGGAATCGGCCGCGCATCAGCGGAAGCTGCCTGACCCTTTCAGTCGAAACGAGATGGAAGACATCCTTGCTGGCCTGGCAGAAAAGTACGGGCCACAGATCGCCAACTATTTCGGCGTCAAGTTCTTCACCGGCTTGCGCACCTCGGAGAGCCTGGCGATGCGCTGGGAATCCGTCGACTGGCGCCTGAACCAGGTCCTGGTCTCAGACGCAATCGTGCTGGGCGAACACAAAGACAACACGAAGACGAACGTCGCCCGGCTGGTGCAGTTGAACTCCCGCGCGATGGAATACCTGCGCGCGCAAAAAGAGCACAGCTTCCTCATGGCCGACGGTTGGGTGTTCCCGGACCCGAAGACTCGGGAGCGCTGGGTCGACGACTGGACGCCACGCGAGATGTACTGGCGCCCGACCCTGAAGCGGCTGGGCATTCGTTACCGCAGCCCGTACGAGACTCGGCACACCTACGCCACCATGCTGCTCATGGCGGGCGTAGCACCAGCCTACGGGGCCAAGCAGCTTGGGCACTCCGTCGAGATGTTCCTGCGGACTTACGCAAAGTGGATGGACGGAGGCCAAAACACCGTCGAGATGGGAAAGCTGGAGAACCTGCTGAGCAACCAGGCCCCCTCCCCTAAGAAGGCAGGCCGAGCGGCGAAGTAGACCTCAAAGCCTGCTTTCTTCCCTGATTCTTCCCCGAGATTTGGGAAATATGCGCGCTACAGAGGGAAACTGTTGGCCTGCCCGGAGGGGATCGAACCCCCGACAACCTGCTTAGAAGGCAGGTGCTCTATCCAACTGAGCTACGGGCAGATGCAAACCGGAGAGAACCCAGGAGAATCAACGACTTAGACGTCTTTGTTTCCGGGCCGGCAGCGGCGCAGATTCTACCCAGTTCCGCACTTGGCCCCGTGTGGCGACGCTGCCGATTCGGCAACCTTCTCATGGCCCGGAACGAAAAATGCACACAGCCTGTGAAGACTGTGTGCATTTCGATTTTTTGGTCGGGGCGAAAGCGCTTGAAAGATGGCTGGGAACCCGCATGGATGCTAGCGATCGGTCCGGAGTCCATCGTTTTGTACCCCCATCTGTACCCCCTGTTTGCCTTCGATACCCCTCCTTTGGGCTCCAACAGGTTCGGCCCGACCTGGCTGATTTCGGCCCCTCACGGCGCATGCTTCGGCTGTCGGCAGATCGCAACAGAGCAGGATTCAGGATGTGCGGCCTAGCGAGCTTCGCGGCCCAGCACTCCCTGAAGGAGTCGCCTGAAGTTCCCTCTGCGAAGCTTCTTCTTTTTGTTGTTTTCCGTGTATTCAAGATGGCCGTCTGCGCTGATGCCTGAAAAGGGCGGCAACTCGTCCACGCAATGTCTGTGCAAGACGTTCCAGACTTCGGTCGCGTCGGTTTGGTCGTCGCACTCTCTCATGGCCTTTTTGACTGCCGCGTGGAGGGCGCGCGGACGGGCCGTCTTTGTCGTGTGGGTCCGCGCCGGTTGGGCGCCGCTTTGCTCGTCGCGCATGCTCGGGTCGCCAGGGTTGTCAGCGGGCTCGGCACCATCGATGATGGCTTGGAGAACCTCAGGCGATAGAGGCGGGTGCTTCTCTTGGCCGGCCGGCTTTGCCTCATTGCGGCCTCTGGCCTTTGATCGGCCCTCGGCAGCATCGACAACCCGCCGGAGCAGGCTCACGTCGTTCACCACGGCAAAGTCGCCTCGCAGGTTCTTCACGGCTGCGTCGAGCATGCGTTCCTCCGCCTCCAGCTGCTCCAGCGCGTCTTGTTGGTTCTTGAAGTCGGTGGCGGTCGGGGTAGCCTTTCCTTTCCACTCTTCGATCTCGGCCCTCACAGCGTGAAGCCTGTCGACGGCATCGGCAGCCGCCGTTTCGCCTTCTGTTAGATCACGAGTCGCTCGCATGATCGATTGCTGAAGTCGCTCAACACGATTCTTTTCAGCCTCAAGGTACCGATCGATCCACGGGTCGTAGCGCCAGAATCGTGTCTGCGCGAGGTGAAGCCAATCGACCAGTCGCCGCTTGCCGCCCACGTCCTGAAACCCTCTCAGCAGCTGGCGCCGATCTTGTGGTGCCATCAAGGGCGCCCCTCCAGCGTGGTCCGCCCAGGTGGTGGCCTCCAGCCAAGTTTCCGAGGTCTCATCCGGGTTTTCGCCTGACAGGAGCTGTGCTGCTTCAGTCGAATCGACATTGGCCAGGCCAAGCCAGTACCGCGCATTCAGCGTCGCGCCGTACCAATGGAAGAGCCGCTCTTGCTCGGCCTCAGCGCATTCTGCTGATTTCTCGATTGCAGGCCTAGAGCCTGCTTCCTCATGCTGCGGCATGGTCGCGCTCCTTCTCTGCGCTCCTTCTGGTCGGGAGCCCTGGCAGGCGGGTGAAGGTCTCCCGCTTTTCGGTCCGTCGACCTAGCCGAGGCAAAAACGTGGCGCCCGTCGGCGCCGGCGCCAATGGTGCCACGGTCACGGCGTGGCCGCCTCAAGACTGCGCGCCGCCGAAGATTCCATCCGGCCCGAAGATTCCGAAGATTCCCGCTCCAAATTGTTGGAGCCTTCGGAATCTTCGGCGGAACCTTCGCCCTTGGAGCCTTCGAGCGCGGGGTCCGCACCGCCCGGCAGGCGCCAGTACCAGCCGCCGCCCATGCCGCCTTTCTTGCGGATGACATCAAGTTTCTTGGACGCGGCCCAGATCTGCTTCTTCGTGAAGCCGGCGTCACGCAGGGGCTTGCAGGCCTTATCGGCTGGCGTCCAGCTGTCGGAGACCAGCTCGGCGGCGAGAAGCTGGCATGCATCGCTCGCCTCGGCGCGGGCGTCATCGTCGCCATCCTGCTCGGCCACCGCCAGCAGCTCCCGCGCGGTGCCGTCGACCGCGCCACCCCAGACCACCACAGAAGTCTCGATGCCGGGCGCCGCCTCTACCTGCTCAACGTGGTACTCGAAACCGCCATCGTCCGGCCCGATGTTCGACTTGCTGCGCACCAGGATGCGCCGGTCCCGGCCGTCGTCGCCCTTCGTCTTGGCGGCCAGTAGCACCACGCGAACCACCGCCGTGAAGGCGATCGAGCCTGTGACACGCTCAGTAGGGTCGCGGCCCGCCGTGCCCTTGCTCAGGTGCGAGATGCCCACCACCGCGGCGCCCATCGAAGACGCCAGGTCCACCAGCGGCTGCATGCCTCGCCGGACCTCGGTGTTCTTGTGGCTGTCGCCCGTGATGGCCGACACCAGCGGGTCGACCACCAGCAGGCGCACGTCGCCCACCTGGTCGGCCGCAGCGTGCAGGCCCAGCATGTCGCGCGCGGGATCGAAAGGCAGCAGCTCGCCGTCGATGCGGGCCGCCTCCACGAAGTGCACCCGCTCGAGGTCGGCGCCCATCGCCATGAGGCGCGGCACCAGCGTGTCTGCGGGGTCGTCCTCGCCGCTCCACACCAGCACGTTACCCGGCGGGCAGCGCCTGCCATCCGGCCACCGCCCGCCAGCGGAGACCGTTGCAGCGAAGGCTAGCGCGATGGTGGTCTTGCCCTGGCCAGGCGCGCCGGCCAGCAGATGCACCTTGCCCTGTGCAAGCCAGTCCTGCCACAGCCAGCGCACCGGCATGACCTTCACGGACGACGCGCGCGTCAGGACCACGCCGTCAGGCTGCAGGGCCGGCGCCACGATGGCCTGCGCTGCGCGGCGGTACTCGGCCTCGGCGGGCGTCTGCCGGCGCCGCCTTGGTGCCGCTGGGGCTTGGTCGGGCGTCATCTGTTCGAACACATCCAGGGCGCTCATGACTTCGGCCTCCAGCCCAGGGCTACCAGCCGTTCCCGGATCTCTTCCTTGAGGTAGGCCTCGATCCACTCGCGGTGCTCTGGCCAGCTCGGGCCATGCGCCAGGGCGATGATGGCAATCTGCCGGTCGTACCACTCAACGGCCCGCGCGCGGATCTGCGCCGGTGTCATGGGCTTCTGTGCGGTGCTGCGGCTCATGCGGCGCCGCCTTCCGAGGCCTTTGCCCCCGCCCAGGAAGTCGGCGAACCGATCACCTTGGACGCGGACAGATCGTCCGCCAGCATGCCGATGAAGCACGCGATCGTGCGCACCGAAGACATCGTGAGCGAACTGCAATCGCCTTCGCCCAGCGCGGTCGACATCAGTTCCTCGATGTCCTTCGCCCGGCCGGCGATTTCGCCGAGGACGCGGTCCTGCGCGGCCTTGGTCAGGGTGCTCCGGTTAACCATGGCTCACCTCCGCAACGGCCAGCTCAAAGTTCAGCATCGCCGCCCTGAAGACAGGCATCAGGATGACGCAGGCGTCCTCGCCTTCCGTGACGTGGTAGTGCACACGTGCCGGCCGGGTGTGGCCGAACACCTGGTGCTCTACAGTCACAGACCGCCATAGGCAGCAGGACCCGGCGCGGCGCAGCAGCCTGAAGGTCGGCCGCTCTGCAGGCGCAAAGCGTTCGGAGACGGCCTCGGGGACAACCGCCTTAGCCATGGAGCACCTCCCTCAGAGCTGCAGCGCGGCGCGGCGTGTAGACCATCCCCACGTACCCAAGAATTTCCACCCCAGTCGGCAGGGCTTCCCATGCGTCATGCTGTTTGACACGCGGCCCCTCGCCGACGATGTCGCTGATACGGCGCACGCCGGTCCACTTGCCGACACGCAGCACGTACAAGCCATCGCGGCCGAACGAACGCTGATCGAAGTCGATGCGCAGCAGATCGCCGGCCTCGATCTCGTTCGGAATGGTGGAGGCGTCGACCTGCACCAACTGCACGCCAGCGTGCGGGCAGGCCACCACGGATACCAGCTCGACAGACTTAGCCATGACGCATCCCCCGGGCGAAGAGGATGGAGGTCATATCCCAGTCCATGCGCGTGCTGGGCGTCACGAAGCGGCCGGAGGCGCGGGCCTTGGCCTCGGCTCCCAGGCGAGCGCTGCAGTAGTCGCGCAGCACCTCAAGCCATTCGGTGGTGTGCGGGTACTCGTTCAGATGCTTGAGCAAGTCGCGCTTGATGTTCAGCACCGAGTCGCCCATGACGATGGGCTGCGCGGTGAACTGATGGGTTTCGCTGTCGATGCTGACGAGCAGCGCGCGTGCGCCGTCGGGCAGTTCGGAGATAGTGACCGGGAGCAGGCCATGCGGCGCTTCGGTTGTCGTTTGGGTAAACTGCTGGGTAGCCATGATGTGAGGCCTCTCAGAAAGAATGCACGTTGTGGTTAGAGCGGCTGCAGGTCTGATTCACCTGTGGCCGTTCGCTTTTGTGCCTCAGATTCAAATGCCGGATTTCCCGGTATTTGCGCCCTGAGGCGCGGCGGTTATCGTCGCTCGCGGTTCGTCGTCATGAGCCGCGTTTCGCCATCCCGGCTCTCGACTACGAAGCCAAGGCGGCCGTAAAAACGGCGCCTCGCCGGCCCTGAGCAATACAGGCTCATGTGATAGTCCTTGCAGTAGGTGCCAATGAGCGAGCGCATGAATCGATGCCCGACCCCGCGGCCGCGCTCGGCTGGATCGACATACAGCACCAGCAGGTGCGGAATAAACTGACCCTGAGCCGTTCGCTCCTGTTGAATGACTGCGAAGCCGAAGGGCCGCAGCTCTGCCACAGCCGAACCCGAGTCCAACTGCGCCTGCACATAGGCGGCAGTCAGGTCGCCCCCAATCTCGGCGGCGTGCGCCTCGACGAAAGCACCAACCTCATCGTGTCCCATGGCTTGGAAGTCGGTCATTCTTTCGGCTCCTTCGCCTTGTCTATGCGGTCACGCACCCAGGGCGCACCACCGAGGCGCGCGAGCTTGGCGCGCTGCTCCTCTGACATCTTCAGCGTGACGCCTATCAATGGTTTGTCGCCGATCAGGGGCTTGCGTCCGCCGCCAGGCCTCGCGCCGCCCCAGTTACCCTTTGTCTTTTCTTCGCTCACGCACCCACCTCCAGCATCTGAGCGATGACAGCGGCGTGCGTCGCGGTGGCCGAGGCCTTGGCGATCGCTGCGGCAGCCTGCTGCGCGGCGATGCGCTTGCCTTCGGCAATCAGTTCGCGGGCTTCGTAAGCCTCGATCTTGGTAAGACCGTGGTGCGGCACGAAGTGGAAAAAGGCGGTCTTGCTGGCCAGGACGTAGGCGTCCGGCTTGAAGTCGCCAGGGGTGGCGATGGCGGCCACCACCGTGAGAGTTAGGAAGCCGATGCGGACTGCATTACCGGCTGCCCAATCTTGCTTCGTGTGAGTGATCATTTTGCGATCTCGTTGCGATGTTCGATGTTGCAATGGTAATCCGCATCCAAGATGATGGGCGCCAATTTTGGTAGGTGGAAACCCGTACCCTCGCCCAGTCCTGCACCGATCGCCGAGACACGTTCATCATCTCAGCGGCCTTGTCTTGGCTCACCTGGTGGGTCGGCAAATTTGCTGACCCTGATTTGTGCTGGTTGTCGCCCAGCCCCATGTTCGCCAACTTCTCCGCCACCGTGGTGCGCTGGCCTTCACTGAGATGACGGCGATGGACGGCTCAAAAATGAGCCGTGCGATCACGCAGGCGCCCAATGGGGGATTCGCCCCCATTGCTCGCGGCCAGGCTGGGTGGTGTCGGGCCGGCCGACGCCATCGCCGTGCCTGCGACAGCCTGTCGAAGATGCTCAAGAGGCGCCGAAGGTGCTCACCGTTTCGAGTGAGCACCTTCGGGGGATAGTGAGCACCTTCGCGGCGGCTCCCCGGTTTCGTCGTTGGAGCTTCAGAGTAGATTTGATCTACTCACAAATCTTGCGCGCCACCAGGGTCAGAACCGATCTGACCCCCTCCCAATCGTCGTGCGCCCGACATCCCGGAAATAAGCCGGTATGTGCTCGCGGGCCTGCACGGTGTAGGGGGTAATGCGGGATCGTCCCGCATTAGGGATTCGTGCCGCGAGGCCGGTGGACCAACCCAGCGAATTTGGCTTGGTCGACGGCGAGGTCCGGTTTGAATCCGGAGCTTGGGTAGGGGTCGGTCCAAACTTGGACACACCCCGCGGCGCCGGCACACCGCCACGTTTCTGCGTTGGTCGAGGCCGACTCACTTTCGAGTCGGTTGACACGGGCTGAAACCTCAGCCGGTTGGCAGTGCGCCTGGCCGGCCTGTTAGCAGACCCTAGCACCGCGATCCGATCGCATTGCCGTGGGGTGCAAAAGCTGCACCCCATCTCCACCTCCGCGGCCCATTGCAAGGGGGTGGCGAAACACCACCCCATCCCTGACGCTCTCGGTCGGACACAAGAAACCCGAGTGCTCTCCGAACCCGACACGCTCCGGCTGATCGTGAACAGCGCCCTGCCGGCAGCAGCAGCGGTGTCGGCGGCGAATTCCTTTGGCCTGCCAGGTCCGCGATCAGGAATAGTGGAAACAGTGTTTCCACTATTCGGATGCAGCGCCTCCCAGATCACCTTGCGCCGCTTGCGCTTCATGCGGCTCGCCTGGAAGGCGGCACCCGGAGCCGGGTTAACGCCGCACCCGATGCCGACCCACTGGCCGGCCAACTCCTGTTCTGTGCAGGAGATGAACAGGATCAACAGGTTGCCGATGCTCCACGCAGAGCATAGACCGGCGCAACACTGCACCCGTCGATGCGCCTGGCCATCCGCCTGTTCAAAGTGCAGTCGGCGCCGCCAGCATCGCGGTGCGATGGCATCCCGATGCCCAGGCGATGGGCTCCCGATCTCGCATGACGCTGGCCTAGATGCGCATGAAGTCGCGGAGGGCGAGCGCAAAGCTGGCTTTTCTTCCAACTTTTGATGCTCGGCCAGCGGCTGATTTCGCATCGATAGCCATCGATAAGCATCAATAGTCATCGACAAACATCACAGGTATTGGCAAGGAGAAGCGGCGCCGAAATCATCCACCCCCATCGCAAACACACGGCCGACAAAGCCGTACATCAAGGGGTAAACAATGGCGATTCTTCGACTCCCTGCCGTCAAGGCTGAGACCGGCTACCGCAGTCACGCATCCATCTACACGCTGATCCGCACGGGTCTGTTCGTGAAGCCCGTAGCCATCGGCGAGCGCTCTGTGGGCTGGCCGTCCGACGAGATCGCCGCGATCAATGCAGCGCGCATCGCCGGCAAGTCGACCGACGAAATCCGCGACCTGGTGACCCGTCTGCACGACCGGCGCGCCGAGATGGCAACGGCCTGAGGTGACGACGATGGACGCCACCAAAAAGAAAGCCCCGGCGGTGTCGGCCGCGGGGCCCTCAAAAGCGAATCAACTGAGCCACCAGTTTAGCCACAAGAGCACGCGCACGGAAGCCCAGCAACTGCGCATCATCGAGGCGCTGCGTAGCGGCCCCAAGACGACCGACCAGCTGCGTGCCATTGGCTGCTACCAGGTATCGGCCCGCGTGCACGCGCTGCGTCACCGGTACAAGTACGAGATCCTGACCGAGCTATTCGACGGCTACGCGGCCGACGGCTACTCGCATGCCCGCATGGCCCGCTACACGCTGGTCAGCGAGCCTGAAGGGGCGGCGTGATGCATGGCCTCGAAGCACAAGAAGGGCGAGATCGCCTACACCTTCGCCGCGATGCCGATCGAGGTTTTGCGCTCGGCGGAATGGCAGTCGCTGCCGCCAAGCGCGGCCAAGCTCGCAATGGACCTCGTCGCGCAGTACACGGGCGGCAACAACGGGCGACTGTGCCCAGCGTTCGAGGTGATGCAACACGCCGGATGGGCATCCAGAACCACGCTCATCGCGGCGAAGCGCGCATTGATCGAGTGCTCGTTCGTGATCCACACGCGCCAGGGAAAAGCGCCACGAACCACGGATTGGATCGGCTTCACCTGGTGGAAGTTGAACTGGGAGAAGTCGATGGACATCGAGGCCAAGGGATGGCCGCACCTCAACTTCATGACGGTCAAACCAAATGGCCGCGGCGGCTCTCTTCCCGCACCTCAAAAAACACTTCGAGGTGTCCAGAAACTGGATCGATCAAGCCCGAAACAAGCGCCAGGACGTACAGAAACTGGATCGATGGAGGCCTCGAACACCGATCTATCGATCCAGAAACTGTACGTCTGCCCCAATGAAGCGGCGATTTCTTGATCGGTCCAGTTTCTGTACATGGTTTAGAGCTTTAGCCATCTGTGCTGCCTTTTTGGGGCGGCGAACAAGGACAAAACAATGAGCACGAAGAACTTCACGCTGGCGATCTGCAAGACCTGCGGACTCAAGTACCAGCCTGTCAATTGGTTGAGCCACCGGGTCGAGGGCTTTTGCAAGGTCGATTGCTTGCCCTACGTGGTGACACCGGGCACGAAGGCCACCTCTAAGCCTGCGCGGACGCCTGTAGCTGCGCCTTCACTGTTCAGTTCGGAGGTGTCGGCATGACCGCGGCAGTACTCTGGGAGCCGCAGTTCGATGCATGCGGGTCGGACCAAGAGCAGATGGCGCTGAAGTTCTGCCTGGAGATCGCTGGCGAGCGCGGCGAAAAGGGTAGCCTGCCCGATCCCGTGCGCCTGCTCGAGATGGCCGAAGCCCTCTACATCGCCGAGCGCGACGAGTGCCGCCCGACTGATGCTGCTGACTCCTTCGCCGCTGGCTGGGAGGCAATGCGCAAAACCGCCAAGGGCGCGGTCTTGGGCCTGTCCCTGGGGGAGGATGTCCTGCTGTTCATCGGAGAGGGCTTCCCGGCCGCCTGGGAGGCCTTGCCGGCGGGCGCGCGGCAGACCCTGCGCACGCGCATCGACGCCAAGGTGCAGGCCGTTGCCAAGCAGATCGGCGAGGCGACGCCATGAACACCGAATTCCCGCAGCTCAAGATCGAGCGCCTTGATAACGGGCTCATTCGCCTGGAAGACGACTCTGCGCTTGAGGCGTGCGTCCTTCTCGTGCACCCGCTTCAGGTCCGGCACATGGCCGAGAGCCTGGGGCTCGTCCGCGAGATGTCCGCATCGGATGCGGACACGCTGGCCGAGGTGCGCCGGCAGCACGCCGATGCCGTGCGATTGGTGCTCGCGCTCAAGCGCCGCTTGCTGGTGCTCAAGGAACGCGTTCACCACCTGGGCATCTCTCTGACCACGGCAGCGGAACACACGGACCTCGACTATGAGCTGGTCCACGTCACCGCGACGGCTGAGATCTGCGATGAGTTTTGCGCGGACCTGGACGACCTGGTGAGCGCGGCCGGCGACGACGCGAGCGCAACGCCGGTAGTCGCGCGTGACACCGCCGGGACAACCGGCGCTGCAGCGACTTCGGATAACCCAGCGGAAACCCAGCGGGTTACCAACAAGGCGCCGAAGAAGAGCAGCGCGCCGGCCTGCGGGCAGCAAAAGGACCTACTGGCATGACCGCGCGCAGTACTCCACCTGGCGGCCAGCGCTTGCCCCGCTTGCGCCCGCGCCGCCCGCATGCAGTCCAGGCGCTGCTCGACCTCACCCGCTTGATGTTCGGCGTCGGCGAGACCAACGCAGCGCGCCGCACGCGGCTGGACCGCAAAACAGCGGTCGAGCGCCAAGCAAGGAGGCGCCTGTGAAGAAGTCCGACCTGCACCTGCTCGCCGCCGTGGTCTTCGTGGCGCCGCATCTGAGCGCCTGGATGGCTTGGCCCATGGCCATCGTCATGGCGCTGTGCGCCTGCCTCTCTTCATCGGAGGGCTGACCGCCGTGCATGCATTCGTTTTCCAACCTCTCCGGCCGTCGGCCGGTCCTGTCTTTCCAACCAACCGAGGCAACTCATGAACGCTACTCGATCCCCCGCCGCGCAAATGCTGGCGAACATTTCCCCCGCTGCGCTCGCGCGCACCAAGCGGCCCGAGATCCAGCGCCTCGCCGATGGCGGCCAGGTGCGGCATCCAGCCGAGCAGCCCGCTCCGCGCGCGCCGCGCGCTCCGCAGACCGGCGCCGCGCTGATGCTGTCGACGCTGCCGGCCAGCCACGCCAAGGCAAAGACCATGGAGCACGGCGGTGCCATCCGCGGTCCCGGCACGCCCACCAGCGACTCGGTGCCCATCTGGGCCTCGAAGGACGAATTCATGCTGCCGGCCGACACCACAGCCGCCGTCGGCAAACACAACCTGCAGGCGCTGGTCGACGCCACGCACACGCCCACGCGGAGCCCTGCGGAGAAGATGGGCCGGCTGGCGCGCGCTGACGGCGGTCTGATCGACGCGCAGCAGCCGGGCGCAGTGACCCGCGTTGGCAACTCCTACTCGGGCGGCAGCGTGTCGGGCGGCATCACCGTGAACGGGCAAGCCCCGGGCGGTACCGTGAGTACGGTCGACGCCTTCCGTGCGCCTCCGCCGCCGGCAACACCGCCCGCGCTGGGTGCACCGGCCGCTGTAAAGCCGCTGTTCCCTCAG